GAACGTCGCGGAGGCAATGTCGTCGCGGGCAACCGGCTTGAGCTCCCGGTTCTTGTAGAACAGACGGATGACCTTCGTCACCAAAGTTGCGGTCGGAGGCTCCAAGTCGTAATCAGCCGCGCCAGCGACAAGACTGACCGGGTCAAGGTCAGCCTCCACCACCAAGGACTTCTCGCAGAAGTCGATGGCGGTGTTGCGGATGGCTTGGATGGCGACGATTTCGGCGCACCCCGGCACATCCGTGAGGACGTAAGGGAGGAAGTCGTCGTAGGAGGCCATGCTTAGACACTACCCATTTGGAGGGCTGCGGCATTGGGGGCCGTTGTGCGGCCCTTGCTGTGCAGGTCTGGGGAGTAGGCCGCGTCCTTGGAGGTCTTGATGCCCAACATGGAGTTGAAGGCGCCAAGGTAGGCTCCAGACAACTGGGCGTTTTGCGCAAACTCAGCGTCCTTGGAATAGGCCCGGTACAGAACGTAGTTCAGCAGCGGGTCGGCGTAGATGTCGGCCACGGCCAGACTCGAGCCCAGAGCCGAGACGTCTGTTGGGTTCTTGGAGTAGATGACCTCGAGCTTGGCACCGGCCTGCGAGGGCGGGTACACGTAGAAGGTTTTGGGGTCGCGGTTGTCGTAGACGAAGTTCTTGATCGTGGCAGCCGGGGTGTCGCCGTGCCAGTCAGGATTCTGGGTGTCCAGAACGTCACGATCCACATGGCGTACCGCGCGGCCACCGGCACCGGTGGAGGTCAGGTTCCGCACCACGTCCAACAGACGCAGGCTGTCAGCAGGCAGAGTCTGCTTGGTGCCAAGCACCAGCGTGATGGATGTGTTGGAGACAACAGAGTCCGGGCGGACAAGTGCAATCACGCGCTGAGCATCGTTGATCCACTTGAAAAACTCTGCATCCAGCCAGCGCACACCGTCGGCGTCATTCAAAACAACGCGGGCGCGGTCAATGATTTCACTTGCAAGCATGGGTTACCTCACTACTCCGACTGTACGTCCTCGGCCTTATCAGCCGGGGTCATTTTCGCAGTCTGGGTCTCTTGAATAACAGGCGGCTCAAACAGAGCGGTGACCTGTTCTGGATCGGTCTCGCGCACCAAGGGTTTCACGGGGCGCAGAGAGCGGGGAATCTGTGGGGCCTTGGGCTTTGCGGGCTCAGGCTTTGGCTCGGGCGCAGGAGGCTCGGGCTGTGGTGCTGGGGCTTCTTCAAAGAGCTCCCAATCTCCGTCGGCAACAATCCGGGCGTCAAATACAGCAACCCGCCCATCGCGTTTGCGGCGCATCAACTTCATGGGGTATTTCCTTAGAAATGGCCGGGGCCGTAGCCCCGACCAATTTCACTCAGGCTGATTAAGCCTTAACCACGATAGCGCGAGTCAGAGCCTCGGGCTTCGTCACTTGGTAGCCAAACACATTCAGACCACGGACGATGTTGCCGAAGGTGGACTGAGAGCGCAGGGTTTCCACGTTGGTCATTTGCGAGGCGAAGGAGATCGCATCGCGCGTACCAGCCATGACGTAGCTGTCATTATCGACAGTCTTGGGCAGGTTGTTGCTGATGTAGACCTGGAAGCGGTCGATCATGCCGATCTTGCCGTTGCGCAGCGGGGAGACGCTGTCACCAGTCAAGTAGGCTTGCTTCAGATCAGAAGCCTTGATCATCGCGGCCATCCAAGCCGGGATCACCAGCCAGCGGCCAGTCTCTGGCACGTTCTGTTCGTCCAGCGCCTGACCCATGTCCAGAATGATGTCCAGAATGGTGGTCTTGGAACAGGCGCGAGGAGCCGCGTCGGTGCCCAAGTTCAGGTTGGCAGAGATCGCGCCAGCGGTTGCACCCAAGTTGGCAGCAGCCATAGATGCCTTCACGCCGTCGAGCACCAAATTGTCGATGGCGATCTTCATCTGCATGGATGCGTCGTTGGTGAACATATCCATCAGCGCCACGTCGGCCTGCACCTTGTCCACGTCGTCCAGAACGACGGCAAAGTATTTGCCCTTGTCGATCAGGAGTTCCAAGGGGGTGCTTTGCGGCACTTCAGAGGTCAGGTTCAGACCCTTGGTGTAGTCGCGGATGGTGATGGTCGGAATGGAGCGAATCTTGACCTTGTCGCCTTGGCCCTTGATTTCGCCTTCCCAATCGTTGTTGGTGATCTCACCCAGAACGGTGGACTTGTAGTATTTCGCTTGGAGCTTGCCAGACCAAATTTCAGGGATGAACTTGGCTGCGCCCGCTGCGGCGTACTGGTCGGTTGTACCGGCGCCGTAATAGCCGGTTGTTACTGCTACTGACATATTGAATTTCCTTTCGGGTCACTAAACGACTATCTGATCCGTCCTTCGACGGTAGCCGCATGAATATCGGATTCGATGGTTACCTGATCTGCATCGCTGACCAACCCGGTGCGCACCCGGCGGTAGAAGTCGCTGATCTCGGCCCGAGTCCAAATTTTCTTGGCAGGGGGCGTGTTCGGCGTCTTCGTCGAGCTCGGTGTCACTTGGGTTTCCAGCGCGGCGGACGTGGTTTCCATCTGCGTTTGGGATGTCTTCTTGAACGCGGCAAAGAACTTGGCGACTCGGTCGGCGTCCTTGTCCCGTTCGGCTTGGCTGAGCATGTCTTGGCGTCGATAGCCAGTGAGCTCGTCAACCTCGTCCAGCCATTTGTGGAATGACTTGTCTTGGTTGAGCTTTGTCCAATCCGGCACCTTCGCGTCGAGCGAGGAATAGAAGTCCTTTTCTACCGTCTTGGACGTCACGCCCTCGAGCGAATCGAGCTTGGATTTGAGCTTCTGGATTTCCGTGTCCTTCGTCGCAAGCTCCTCGCGGGCAATGCGGCGGGCAACGTCAATCAGGCCCTCTCCGTACTCGTCGATCTCAGACTGTTTGACCAGCGGTTCGACAGGCTTGGCATTCTTCAGGTCATCCAGTTGTTCTTGGATGGACTTGAGGCTTACCTTCAGTTCCTTGTTCTCCGACGACAGGCGGGGAACTTCCGAGTTGTACTTGCCCTGCAAGACCTTGAAGCGGTGTTCCCAGTTGTCCGGTTGGGACTGGGAGCCGTCATCGGCATTGGGGTTCGGACTCAGCCCGACAGGTGCGGCGTTCGGGTCAACAGTTTCAACAGACGCAGGCTGGTTCCCAGTCTGTCCGTCGGACTGTTGCTGACCGTTGCCTTGCCCGCTGGGCTTGGACTCGGTGGGCTGCTGACCATTCAGCAGTTCTTGTTGCAGCTTCTCGGCCAGTGCTTCGGCTTCGATAACTTTGCGTGGTAAAGATGACATTGATACTCCGTGAGCCGATCAGGTCGCTATGTGAGCCTCGCGGTGTTCACTACTTACTTTTCGGTGTTCAGCGGTTCCCGTTTACCGTGCCGGGACACGTTCGCAGCGGGATGCTGCATGAGCCTTTCGGCTCACCGCGACTTGCGGAGGACTTCAGGGGCTGACTCAGCTTTGTCGAGAAGTTCCCTCACGGCCTGCGCTGCCCCCTGATGCCACCGGGCGATTACATCGTCCTTGGCTTGGGAGCCGTTCACGTATAGGTCGTTCAGGCTCTCTATGAGCCATCCTCTTACGGTCTCAAAGCTCGGGTGCCCTGCCAGTGAGGCAAGGGCACTCAAAACTTTGGTGTCTGGTTTTGAAAGCAATCTGTTTCCTTACATTGCCGGTTGGGCAGGAGGCGCCATGCCAGCGCCCGCAAGCGGCGGCATAGCTCCTTGGGCGGCGGGGTCGCCAGCCATGCCAAGGGCCTGTTGCTGTGCCTGTTGCACGGCGGCTTGCTCGGCTTTGAACTTGATCATTTCCGGGGCTGGAATGATTTTGTCGGTGTCCATTTGCAGGCCCTCGGCCATTTCCCGCAGCAGGTAGCTGCGGCCTTCTGGGCCGATGATGCTGACATCCACCGGGTTGGTGACTGCCTGCAAGAATTCGTTGCGGCGCTGCTGGATGGCTTCCTTGGCGATCAGGCCCAGAGCACCCTTGCTCACGACCTTCATGTCGCCCTTGATGAAGTTGTCCATGCTGTAGAGCATGTTGTGGACGTAGTAGCGATCCACCACCATCGTCACCACATGGTCGATCCGGGTGATCGCCAACTTGATGCCCTTGGCCGCGTTGTCCATGAGCATGGACAGACCAGAAGCTGTGCGGCCAGCGCCGGACGCCTGACCGGAGCCGTAGATGTAGTTCGGGACACCGGTGACCTCGTCGGCCTGCTTGGCAAACGTCTGGTACACGCCCATCAGTTCGGACGCTTTCATGTCCGGCTGGAAGAAGCGGATGGCGGGCTGGCCGCCGCCGGTCTTGTCGGACGTGGTCTGCCACAGCTTCCACGGGTACATGGTCGTGACGTCTTCGCCATCGGGCAGGCGGTCAACAGTCACCTCAACCTGCGGGCCCGAGGCAATGCCCATGTTGTTGGCGAGCGACCGCGCGGCGGCGTTGCACATGACCTGAATGTCGGCCATCGTCTCAGGCAGGGCCTGACCCCAGAAGGCGCCGGGAATGTCGCTCCACGATGCGATCTCGTAGGGGCGGCGGCCAAGCGGGTCTGGGTTCAACACCACCTTGATGACGAAGGAGCCGATCTGCCAAGCGTTGACTTCGTAGACGGCTTTCGCGTCGATGTTGGGTACACCCCAGTCCTTGAGCATGTCGCCCATCACCGGGCCCCAAAACTCGAGGGCTTCGATAAAGTTGCTCGTCCAGTAGCTGCCGTTCATTTGGCCCTTGAGCTTCTGTTGCTCAATGTCGCCGTACTCTTGGTAGCGGTAGCCGTCGCGGCCATAGCGGATGAGCACTTGCTCGATCTCGCTGTCGTTGTAGCCGGGGACGCCCTTCAGGTTCTCGACGTCCTTGAGCGTCAGGCGGTGGCGCTGGATCAGGAAACCCTCGTCCACGCCGGATGAGTTGGCGGACGGGAAGATGTCGTAAGGCGAGACGCGCTCGACGTCGCGCGAGAAGTCGTTGAGGATGACGGGCTGGAAGTTCGCCCCCCAAGCCAGACGCTTTTTCTTGCGAACAGACGGGCCTTTCATAATGGCCGTCGGGTAGGTCACGAAGTCGTCAACGAATTCTTGGGCGGCGCGGCGGAACCCGCCTTGCTCCATTTGGTCGTTGATGACGTTGGTCATGCGCTGGGCCGTTTCCTTGGCCTCCTCGCGCAAGCGCAGGCGGATCATGTCCTCGACTTCTTCCATGCGCTCGCGGAAGGCGTCGGGGTGCATCTGTGCGCCGGTAGACAGGAAGTCCTCGGCCTCCATGCGGACGTGCTCGATGACCATCATCTTGAGCTCGGGAGGCATTTCAGGGTCTTTGGACGGCGCAAGGTCAAAGGGGATTTGACCCTGATTGAACATCACGTCGATGATCCAAGACTTGGCAGCGCGGCACTTGATGTCCGTGAGCATCATGTAGATGTCACTGCCGCCGGTCTCCTTGATCTGTGCGGCCCGCTCGGGGTCATACTCACCGCGCCGCTGGCGCTCGCAACGCAACAGACGCTCTGTGATCTGTGTCTTGGCGTACTTGGCTTGGCTCCAAGCGTTGGTGATGTGGCGAGAAATTGCGGACGCCAACAGGTCGGAGTTGTCCTGTGGGTTCAGTTGAGTGTCGCCTTTCTCGGCAGAAGGCTTTGCGATTGCGAGTTCCATTTACACCCAACCCTTACTTGATGCTTTGCTGACCTTGCGAGCCCGCGTGTTGACGCCACCGTCGCGGGCTTTCAAACACAGGTATTGAAGGCCGTCGTGCGGGTGACTGAATCTGTCTTTCACCGGGCGATCCCGGTAGCGTTCGCCAGCAACCTTCAGCCGCTCGTAGCGGTAGCCACCGATAAAGCCCTTGCGCAATGTGCGGCAGTTGGGCGAGATCAGGAATCCGGGCTCGCCTGACGCCATGCGGTTCAGGTAGAAAGCCACCGATTCACGGCGCGGAATGAAGTCGTTGGTATTGGCTGGCTCGGTTGAAATCCCAGCCTCGAGCAGTTCCTGAAAACAGGTTCGCTCGTCTGTCTGCGATCTGTTCATGCCAGCGGGGTCGCCCACCGAAATGAACTTGTTACGCTGGTACTTGTTGAGGAGCACAGGCTTGACGACGTCTGTCGCAAACTGGCGAATACCCATATCCTCGGCCACCAGTTCCTCGAGGATGAGCAACTGGCCCTTGGCCGAAATCTGTCCGATGATGCAGCTTGGCGTGAGCCCGAAGTCCCAGCCGAGGTAGATCGGCAGGCCGGGGTTGACCTTTAGCTCCTCGGCGGCGACGTGAACCTTGTCGTTGTACTCGGGGTAGACCGGCTTGCCGTCGGCAGTGGTGCCGTAGTCGCCAAGCACGAAGACCTTGATCCAGTCGTCTGTCTTGCCCGCCAGCATGTTGAAGTAATACTGGTAGCCCTGCGGGAGATTGAGCGCGTTCTCCGCTTCGGGGTTTGGCTCGTAGCGAGCCTTGTCCCCTTCGACAATCTTGATGAGACCACCGGGCTGGTGGAAGAACTCAAACCCGTCGGGCTGTTCTTCGTCGAACTTGTAGATGTACGAGTCGTCATCCGGCGGGTTGGTGTCCATGATGACGCAGGGATGGACGGGCCCGCCTTCGCGCTTCGGGGGGAAGCGGCCTACGCGCTGGGTCACCATGTCGAAGACTTCCTTCGGCACTTCCGACCCTTCGTTGATCCACGCCCCGGTGAGCTCGAGCGATCTCAGCTTGTCGGTGTCTTGGGCGGTCTCCATCGCAATGAAGATCACTTCCAAGTCCATCCCGTAGCCGTCGCCGCAGTCCTTGATCCGCATCCGGCTGATGATTGGGGTGTCGTACTTGATCGGGGCTATGTGCCCCGGAAACCACGCTTCCCACGTCTTGATCGTCGTGGTCTTCAGGCTTGGGTAGGTCGCGCGGATCACGCCCCAGCGGGCGCGGCGAACGCCCTTCCAAGGTTTCTGCTTCATCGTGTGCTTCACGATCTCAACGCAGCACGACGACGATTTCCCGGAGCCGACCGGCCCCTTCAAAACGCGGACAAATTTCTCAGAACGATGGAACGCTGCCGCCACCGGCCCCGGTGGGTAGTACGTGATGGGAGCGTTGTCGTCCTGCATCAAGCCTCGACCGTCTTTGGCGCGACAAAGTCGGTGTTGATGTTGAACGTGACGTGCTGCACTTCGACATCGTGCTTCACTGACGCAAGGTCGGGCACAGATTTGTCGAGCAGCATTTCGATGGACTTCAGCCGGATGGCGGTCATCTTTGCCTTGGACTTGCCGAGGGCAAAGTCCTGCAACAGATTCACCAGTTGGGTCGTCTGGATCGACTCGCGCACCAATTCGCCGTGGGCAGCGCGGCGCTTATCGCGGTATTCCGCAATGTCCTGATCCACCGACTTTTTGACGACCTTCCGTGTTGCCATACGACTTTCAATGTTCAACGGCCCTTGACGCGGAACCGATACGCCTGAATCAGCCCACCACAGGAGGAGGGATGAGGGCCTTCAGGTGCGGTAGTTGGCCTCACACACCGCTTGAGGGCGCTTCTCTACGCTGCACAGACCGATGAGCATCCATGCTGTGGGCGACTGTAATGCCCTGATCCGCACTTCACAAGCCCTGTTGTGGGACTTTCGCAAAAAATTGTACCCGACGGGACTCCAACCCTGCCCCCGGCCTGTTTTCCAACGTCCCAAGGGGGTAGGGGGTATTTATGTATTCTTGGTTCTTGGTTCTTGGTTGCTATACGCCCCCCCATAGGCCCCCCTATTGGGGGGGCCATAGCCCCCCTATAGCCCCCCTATCGAAAAAGGCTGTTTTGGGGTGTTTTCCCGTGTTTTTCGACACTTTCTGCCTATTTTTTAAGCAGCGTGAGGTCTGTCTGTCAGGCCGGAAGTGCTCAAATTTGCCTGTTTTTTGAGCAAATGGAGCTCAACGGAGGTGTTCGGAGCACTCCATTCCCACGTTTTCTGCAAAATTTCGCCCACTACCCTAATGCCCCCCCATTAGCCCCCCTAATGGCCCCCCTATACCCCCCCTATAACTAAGAGGTGGGACTGGGTGTTCGAGGCATACCCATCAGTAGAGGCTCACGCGCCCGGCCACGCGCCCAGCTAGGCCCGCGCCACCCCCGCCACCCACCCCCAACGGGCCACACAGCGGGCATTTGAGCCGCCTGATTCCTTTAGGAATCAACAACTTAGCTCCAGACTGTGACAAAACTGGGTCGTGTGGGCTATCCCAAAGGGATAGAGAGGCCAGATTTGGCAGCTAGGAATAACAGTCTGTTGACCTGTTGCCGAAGGCAAAACTTCGTGTGGCGTGACGCGGTGTGTGCAATGTCGTGACATTTCCCATTCACCGTACTGCTGATTCCTTTGGAATCAATAACTTGCCTGAATGACTCCCTACCCTTTAGGGTACTTATCTCTCCTCTCTAGCTCCTTTGAACAGCATGTGACAGCGAAGCTGTGCCCGGACTGTTTGGGATCAGGGGTTTTTCCCGGCCTTCCTTCGCGTTGCGCACCGCATCACGCCTCGCATCACAACCTCCTGTGACTTCGTCACAGAAAACAAGGGGACTTGACACAGTGACAAGCCAGCCATTACAGTTGAAAACGTCGATTCGGCGGTAACGCTGAACTTCCCGACCAGTAGGTGCTAAAGCACCGTGAGACCGATAGGTGAAGCCCTTCGTAGAAGGGGCTAAGCAGAGTCTGACGGTGACGCATCGAACCGAGCGGTTCGGCCCTAACGGCGAGGTAGCGTCGGACTCCAGAGGAGTCAGCATTCATGCCGTGAGGCATCAGCAAAGCTGACTAGGGTTTCTAAGCCCGAACCGAAGGGAAGGTTCAGAGACTTCGTCTCTGTGTCCGAGAGGTGAGCGGACAACTTCCGCCACCAAGATACACACAGGCCACGCCGTGAGGCGTCACCTAACACAACGCTCTTTCAGAGCGTCAAGCACAAACCCCTTTCGCTGCAACGGCACCGCTTCGTCGCTGCTTTAGCAGCGTAGGGGGTTTGTCTGGACGTTCTCAACCACTGTCACTTTCCGGAGGAAAACCAAATGCGTGACCAACTACTCGGTATGCCAAAGGCATACATCCTCGATCTGTTCAAGTTCTTGAACAGCGGCTCGGTCGGTTTCGACCATGAGCGAGCCAAGAAAACCGAATGCGTCGATAAGCTCCTTGGAGCTTACGATGAGGCTGCCATCCGCTCTGCAATGGAGCATGTCCAGCCTTCGGCTCCTATGCCATCGGCTCCCGCTCCGACTCCGTCGGCTCCCAACGTCGATCAGACGGCTGTTGCCAACCAGATCGGCGCTCTGTTTGCCAGCTTAGCTGGCAATGCAGTGAACGAAGACAAGGTTCGGGCCATCGTTCTCCACGAAGTGGAGGCTGCCCTTGAACGGTCTCCCGTTATGAAATTCGAGGTCAAGCGGCTTGACGGTTCCGAATGGAAACCGTCGGGTCACGTTCGTCCTGAATTTCAGGACGTCCTGCTCGATGCAGGATGCGGCCTCAACATTCTGTTGGTAGGCCCTGCCGGTTCCGGCAAAACCCACTTGGCTCACCAAGTGGCTGAAGCTCTGGGCCGCGAGTTTGCGTCGGTTTCCTGCACAGCAGGAATGTCGGAATCTGTTCTGTCCGGTTGGCTGTTGCCAACTGACGGCGGCGCTTTCAACTACGTTGAGTCGGACTTCGTCAGGCTCTACGAAAACGGCGGCGTCTTCCTGTTCGACGAAGTCGATGCGGCTGACCCCAACACCCTGCTGTTCATCAATCAGGCTCTGGCTAACGGCTCGTTCTTCCTGCCGCAACGCCGTGGCAACAGCAAGGTGACCCGCCATGCAGATTTCATCTGCATTGCTTGTGCCAACACCTTCGGCAACGGTGCCTCGGCAGCTTATGCCGGACGGGAAAGGCTTGACGAAGCCTTTCTTGATCGGTTCCGTGCCGGTCGTCACTTCGTGAACTACGACACCAGCTTTGAACGCAAAGCCGTTGCCCCCGATCTGTTGGCTTGGGGCTGGGCTGTTCGGAAACGTATTTCCGAACTGAAGATGCAGCGGGTGATGTCCACCCGATTCCTGCTCGATGCAACGAAGTTGCTGAAAGCCGGAGCGGACTTCAGCCGAGTGAAGAACAAGTTCTTCCTCGACTGGAAAGACGAAGACAGGGCCAAGGTTGACGTGGCCTGATGCCGAAACCCCCTTCGGGGGGTCTGCGGGTTGCTCCCGTACTGATGAGGCTTTGCCAGTGTCGCTACTGGCTAGGAGTTGCAATGCTGCACGTAATTGATGGCAATCAAATTGCCATGTTCTGGGAATCCACGATGGAGCCCTACGGAATGTCCAAGTCACAGACTTGGAAAGATCAAGGCCAAGCCAATCGGGCCGACAAGTTTATTTCCAATGCCTACGGCGAAAGCGGTGAGCATTGGCTAGGTGCTCCCAACATCAAGGAGCTTAATCGCCGTCTGAAAGACGGTTGGCCTGACGGTTCCGACAGACTGTTGAAGCTGGCGACCCGCGAAATCAACCCGACGTCTATTCGACGTCGTCGGGAACGGGCCGACCAAGGAGCGGAGCTCGACATCCACGCCGTTTACCGTGGCGACCTGAGCCGAGCATGGACTCGGACTCGGCGCCGGTCTGGCTCTGGAGTTCGCACCGTTGCAATCCTTTGCAACCTCGGCGCCAACTCCGACACCGGAGCAAACAGTCTGTTCTGGCGGGGCGCTGCGGCCCTCAAGCTGACCACGGCTCTGATGGAAGCTGGCTACAACGTAGCCATCTACGGATTCGAGTCAGGCCACAAGAGCTGCGAGAGCTCGGTCACCAGCGTTGCACAGTTCGTCGAAATCAAGGCTGAAGATCAGCCTTTGGACTTGGACAGACTGGCGGCGCTTACAGCGATGCCGGGTTACTTCCGCACCGCTCTGTTCGGCGGAATTATCCTTGGATGTGACCTGATGGGCCGTAGGGCAAACGGCGGACTGGGGACTGTCACCCACAACGGAGTGGCACAGATCGCCAAGATGCTGCCCGTCATCCCCGAGAACGCCATCGTTCAAGACCCCGTGGAAAACAAAGCCTCTGCCGAGGCTTGGATTGACAAGGTCATGGCAGAGCTCGACCCCCAACCTGCCGAGTAAAGCTCAGCGGTGCAGGGCACTCCAAGGAGTGCTCTGACCAGTGCGCTTTGCACTATTCGCTACGAAGGAGAAACGACATGCGAGTGATTGACCTGCGAGGCCCACAGGGCAACGCCATTGTGCTGATGGGATTGGCTTCGACATGGGCAAAGCAACTGGAGTGGCCGAAGGCCCAGATTGACAAGCTGCTTACCGATATGCGGAGCGGCGACTACAACAATCTGTTGACCTGCTTTGAACAGGCTTTCCCCTACATCGACTTCAAGTTCAAGGGTGACCCGCGAAACCCCAACGACCCCGACAACTACGAAGACGATGATGAGTAAACAGACCGAGGAGGACGAAGATGCACGACCAATATCAGGCCCACGTACTGAGTGCCTACCGACAAGGGTTCACCCCTTTGCCATACATGGCCTTTGTCGTACTGGTGAACCGATTCCAATGAGCCCGGACGAATGCGAGTTCGGCTACGAGGAATACATGCACAGACTACGTGAGGCTGGACTATGAACAGACTGTTGGCCCTGATCGCCAGGGCAAAACTCATCCTCGTTGCCGAGGAAATGCGCTACCAGATTTATCAACGTGAACAGGAGAAACAGCAATGCGAATCAACCTAATGATGGGCACAGACAACGCAGCCTTTGGCCCCGAGTACGGCAGCCCAGAAGACGACGGCACATGCCAGTCGGAAGTGGCCCGCATCCTTCGAGAACTGGCTGAATCTGTTGCCGCTGGCTATGTGCCGCTCAAGGTCAACACAGCCCACGTCCTGATGGATGCAAACGGCAATCGTGTTGGCGTCTTTGACGTGTTCAAGCACTAACAGCACCAGCCAATGCCCTGACCGTCAGGGCATTACCGGGCGCTGTTGCCTGATTGTGAGGAGCGTATGAACGCAATGACCAAAGCACTATCCGATGCTGGAGTGAAACTCCCCAGTGTGCGCTATCGAGTCTGGCACTGGCTGAAAGACCACCCAGAAAAGACACAGGAAGATATAACGACAGCTTTGAAGCTGTCCTACCGACCCGCTGCCATTCTCAATGAAATGGAGGGGAGCGGGGTAATCAAGGCTTACAGCGATGTAAGCCGCAAGCACGGCATGAAGGGGATTACCTACAAGCTCAAGCGTTACAGCGTGACCAACCCGTTGGCATACGAGGAGCGTGTCCCCTATGACCGGAGCAAGAAAAAGGCAGCCAAGGTGGCCCCTGTTGCTGCTGCAACAGATTCTCCCAAGGTGCCAGCCCCCGTGAAACGCAAGCTGGCATCCGATCTGACCGAGGCGGAGAAATTTGCGGCCTACCTCGAGTTCAAGCAACTGATGAAGGAGCTCACATGAGGTATGTGTTTTTGCTCTGGGCCAGCGATGGCCGCGACAAGTGGATCGAGGAACTGTTCTTCGACAAGACTGTTGCCGAGTCCTGCATTCGGCACATGAAACAGTCCGACCCAGACAGGCTGTGCCACTACTGGATTCAGGAAAGGAAGGTGACCGCATGAAACTGTCCGAAACGCCATTAGAGGCGCCCATCAACATCCTTTGCCACCACGGCAATGTGAACATCATCAACGACCGCCCGGATGTGGTTTCCATCGACCCGATGGACACCATGAACAGGGCCAAACAGATCGGGCCAGAAAGCTGGCGCTGTCTTAAAAAGACGCCCCAGTTCATCACGATGTTTCGGACGATCTTTCCTGACATTGACCTGCCCGACCACCCGCTGCAAATGCACGGCTATGGCGTCCAGCACGTCGTCGGCCTGCTGGTGCTGACCTGCGAGGTCATCCTTGCCGGTAAAACGCCCTTCTGGCGCACTCCAGAAGCCTACCTGCACCCCTCGGCACAGCTTGGGCTTGCCGATGTGCTCATCAGCTTTACGAGGAGCCACAAGTGATCGAAACCACAGTCCCCGGCCCTTGGGTAGTGGACAACAGTCTGCCCCGTCACTGGGCCATCATCAACCGCGAGACTGGTCGCCGCAGGGTGATCGGCCCCGTACTCAGGCCGCAAGGCTACCGCCGCAGCTTGGTCAATTATTTTGACCGAGCAGTGCGTGAAGCCGAGCGCCGCAACCTAGCATTAGCCACAAAGGAGAAAGCATGACCATAGCCCAAACCGTCGAATCTGTTGCCGGTCTGATCGGCTCCATTGCCGGAGCCACTAAGGCAAACGAGCCCATGAGTGACGGAGCCATGAAGGATGCCTGTGTCGCCGTGATTGGCCTGATCGAACAGCGCAGCAAAGGCAACCAGAGCATCCGTGAAGCAATGAAGCAAGTACGGCAGGCCATTGGTGCTCCAGAGCCCGTAGAGCCTGAGCCAGCCCCTGTCATTGCGAAGTCTGTTGCCCCGTCCATCGTCCCGGCCAATGTCGAAAAACAAAAAGCCTCGTAAGGCTTACCGCCCCAAGGAAAGGCTGGCGAACCCGCTGGCCTATGTGCTCGAAGGGTTCCGGCCCGTGACCGAGTACAGCGACTATCTGGCGGACTTGAAGATCAAGAACCACCTAGCCATGAAGCTGCTGCTTCAAGGCAAGGCCAACAAGATCGACATGGACACGCTGATCGCAATGTCCAACATCGTTGAGGCACTGCAACAGATGGGGTTTGGCGTGGACTACAAGGACGTTTCAACAGAGGGGCGCTACGCCATTCTGTCCATCGTCTGGCGGGCCACAGAGAAGCTGCGCTTCGTTCCAACAGGCCCCGAGATAACAGCCCTCAATACCCTCATGGAACTGCACGATGCCCAGATGGAAGTCGTCACAGTCGGGGACATTGAGACTGCGATTGCCAAGGCAAAGATGCTCATTCGTAGAGGCATGGCAGTGCAACTGCCGAAGGTGCCTCCTAACCTGAAAGACCCGCAAGCATGAACGTCCCATACAACACCGGCAAGGTCAAAATCGGTCTGGCTTACGACCCAATCCCGCCAGCCCAACTGCCCTGCACTGACATGCAACAAATACAACTGGCCCTGTTGCAGCGACAGCGCGAGACCCAAGTGGATGACTACATCCGCAAGGTCGCAATCCGAATCTGTTTCCTCTGTTTCCTCGTTCTCGTTTTCATCTAACCCACTGGAGGCCAACATGGCACAACCCTGCAAAGCAATCCTGATCGACCCGTTCAAGCGCACCGTTTCCGAGGTGGATTGGAATGGCGACTACCACCACATCTACCAGCTAACAGACTGCGATACCTTTGACGTTGCCCGGATCAACGCCAAGGGCGATGGCATCTTTGTTGATGACGAGGGTCTGTTCAAGGAGGAGCAAGCCTTCTTCGTCTACAACGGCTACGGCAACCCGCTGGCTGGCAAGGGGCTCATCCTCGGCAGCGACAGGGAAGGCGAGAGCGTCAAGCCTCACGTCACCCTCAAGGAAGTGCAAGAAAAGGTGGCCTTCGTTATGCCCCTCCGTGTGAATGGCGAAGTCGCTTGGCTCAAGCTGTAAGCAAATCTGTTTCGTAACCCAATGGGCCGCTATGCGGCCTTTCTTTTTTCTGGAGAATCAAATCATGTTCAAGACCCACACCCACAACACCCACGACATTAGCGGCACCAGCCTGCAAGGTCACATCGCCGCCACATACAAGGAACTGGCCGATCTGTTCGGCAAGCCCTTGGCTGGCTGCAACAAGACTGATGCGGAGTGGATTGTCGAGTTCGACGATGGCCCTGTTGCCACTATCTACAACTACAAGGATGGCGTGAACTACTGCGGCAAGCAGGGCACACCCACCGAGAAGATCACCAACTGGCACGTTGGCGGTCTGAATGCTGGCGCTGCTTGCAAGGTGCAAGTGGCCCTCGATCTGTTCCGTGAAGGCTCCCTCAAGGGTGGCGGCAAGGCCAAGGCCAAAAAGAAAAACGTGATCGAAGACGTGACGGATGCTCGGGAAGAAATGCTCGAATCCATCAAGGCCCATCACGGCGAGGAGTTTGCTCAGGTCGCCCTCATTCTGCACATGAGCCACCGCCTGATGGACATTGTCAACGTGCTGGTCTCAATGACCCAAGGCGAGCACCGCCCACCCGAGGCCATTGCCTTGCTGACCCGAGAAGCTGCGGCTGATATGGCTGCACAGATGGTTTACCAAGCTGCAAGGCTTGGCAAGCTGACAGACAAGGGCGATGGCTCTGCCAAGGAGCTCGTCAAGTGGGCCGACAAACTGGGCGAGGCCGAGAAGTCGGCTGTTGGCCCTCTGTTGCAAGAAATCCTGTCCAAGCGAGGCGAATGATGCAGGGCGAGTACGTCTCAATGAGGGAGGCGGCTCGCATCATGGGAGTTACCCGCCAGCGGATGCACCAGCTACTCAAAGCTGACCGCATCCCCGGCGCAGTCCGCATGTATGCAGGAAGCCAACGCTACCTTTGGGTCATCCCCAAGGGCTCAATTAAACCAGCACAGATCGAGGAACAGAAATGAGACCAAATTTTGAACAACAGATGGCCCGGTACAAGATCGAGGTCGAACAAGAATGGCGCGAGACTGGCGATGCAATTCCATTCATATCGTTCCCAACAGATTGGCAGGTCAAGGTCATCCCCCCGTTCGGGGATGCGGCTGTGCGTTTTGTCGTGAAACTCCCGTCTGGAATGACGAAGTCGATCTACCTCGACGTCAGGGACTCGCTCGGGTTCTTTGGCGGCGTAGGTAACGAGCCCACTCCTTACTGGGAGGTGTACCCGTACTTGGGCGACGTTGGACGGTGCGCAATGGGTGATACGAAAGGTCTGTTGGAAATGATTGCGGACGAAACAAATGTCGAAGCGCAGACAGATTGAGAGAGAGCTAGTTGCATGGCAGCCGCAGGATGGTGAGTACATGCACCTTGCGGCATTGATGCAAGCACTACCGGGGCACCGATGGGACTTGTATCTGGTTGGCATCAACGGCTCAAACAACAGACCATCAAAGACTATGCCACTACTCGGCAGAACGAGGAGGTTGGCTGTGGTTGTGCTCACGTCATCGCTGCGTGAGTGGCTGCTGCACTACAACGAAGCAAGGCCAGAAACTGTTGAGGCCATGATGGGCGATTTGCGCAAGTCAGAGGCAGCGTACCGCAACAAGCTGGCACAGATCAGCGCGGAAGTTAGGGCCAAGTCAGGGGACAGACCGGGGCGCAAGCCGCAACCCAAAAAGCCCAAAACAGAAGCAAGCAGAACCATCAAAGTAACAAGCACAGATTTATTTGGAGTATGGAAATGAAAAAGTTGAAAGAGTTGACCTTCGAGGAGTTTTGCGCCCACCCCATGACCTACACACGGGGCGTCGTCTTCGACTGGGGTGCCCACAGGATGTACCGCAACGAAGACCTTGGCGTGCAGAAGGAGCTCATAACAGAGCGCAAGCGCAAGAACGACATTTACTCGGGCTGGAAGGAGGGCAAGCTGGTCTTCTTCCTTGATGGCGATGACCGCCAGTACGAGACGCCTGATCAGGTCTATGTGGCCTATATGGAAAAGGTCTGCGGGGTGCAAGCAGTATGAAAGTGAAGTGGCTTGACCGGCGCATATCCGCACCCGGCCCATACCTGTGCCTCTGTCTGTCTGAGGCTGAGTACAAACAGGCACTCAAAGATATGGGGTGCGAACCTGTGGACGCTTGGATAAAGACGCCGCAGGCTGACGCAACAACACACCACGCTCGCTCACCCAAGGGGTTGGCGGCTGTGATCTGTTTGCGGAACCACGAAGGCCGTGACCCCGTTGAGGTTGCTGGTCTGTTGGTTCACGAAGCAGTCCACGCTTGGCAGGAGTGGTGCGACTACTACGGGGAAAACCCCTCGGCGCGAGAGCAGGAGGCTTATGCCATCCAAGCAATCTCGCAAGAACTGATGTCTGAATTTTCAAGGAGGATGCAATGAGTCTGTTCACAAAAACTGTGGTGGTGCGCGGCGGAATATCCAATGCGGACTTGGCGGCGCTGGAGCAAATCTTTGACACGCTGGCAAAGGGGCTGCGAGAGCGGTTCGACGCAATCGACAAGGAGCTCGAAGACCTGCGAACAGAAGTCGAAAGACTCAAGGCAGAGCCGCGCACATCTTTGTCCCAGCGAATCCGTGCAAGGGGGCGAGCATGACCTACCAACAGTGGCTTGAAGACAATGCCAAGTACATCGACGAGCGCGACATCTACCCGTGGCTCGAGACTGCATTTGAGGCCGGGGCAAAGCACGGGACAGAGCAGGAGAGGGCGGCCTGCATTCTGGACGTGAAGCTCAACACGCCGCGCAATGGGCCGGACTCGACGCAGAACAGAATGCGAGACCGCATCCTCGCCGCCATCGAGGCCAGAGGAGCCCAGCGGCAAACAGAACAGATTCACCAGATCGACGGTGCCGACTGGCCTGAGCCAGATACTGGCTTTTCAAAACTAGGAGATTTGTTATGACTAGGAGCAAGATTCTTGAACTGGCAGACGAATACGCAAGGGAGACATACCCTGCGTTAATCACAGAAGCCCGTGCCGCACTTGCTGCGGAGGTACAGGCCCAGATGATCGCCGTCCGCAACGCCGCGCTGGAGGAGGCTGCATTGGTGTGTGAGCAGTATGAAGAAGGCAGCGGTGGACATGAAGCCATCCGTGCTTTGAAGGAGGTGCAATCTTGACCCCTCTACGTTTTGTTGAGAAAAACATTAGAGCGTTACGCCGACGCCATGACTACCTTCAAGGCATCAAACGCAACAGCTATGACAACGCCGAGCTTTCTGCGCTCAACTGGGCGCTGCACATTTTGCATGGCGCTGAAGTGACCTCACAAGAACAAATCGAGCACCCAAGCACCGGGAATCAGGCGATTTGTTCCGATGAGGGCAAGTCTGTGATCACAGACCCGGCTTTAATCGAGGCAACTTTCGAGGAAGATCAGCGCAGCGAGGATGAAAAGACATGAGCACACGGCGCGTCACTCTTGCTCGTATCCGCCGGGGCCGAACAGACTGTCCTCGAGTCTGGTGATGGCCCTTGCAAGAATTGGAGTGAGGTGGCTAGCAACCACCATTCTCCAGCGACAGACTTTTCGATAACTCACCTCATACTGCTGTGCGATCTCCCGTATGGACGGGGCTCGCGCAGTCCAGTGCAACAACAGCACCATCGCTGTCTGTTTATTAGGCAAGTCGCTCGCAATGAGCGGCATCAAGTGGCTCACCAGATGAGCTACTGCTTCCAGCCTTTCGTTTTTCCCCCCATACATCGCCACAACGGCAAACCTCTCTGCCTCTGGCAGAGCCAGCACCTTCGCCAGAATCAGCGCGGACTCGCCGTGGAGCTCGAGCGGGCTCATGCCATGACCCTGACCGCGAACAGACGCCGGGTCTGACCGCGCGTATTCTTCGCGCTCGCGCATACGGTACGCGAACCTGACTGCGTGATCGACCGAGCGGAACTTCACATTGCACTCACACGCACACGCACACCCGGCTCCGTGCCGTAAATCTTCCGGGCTGTGATCTTGGCAATCTGTTTGTCGTCAACCCACGCCACGCCATTTGCGCCATCGGCCACCGACTTGATGAGATTGTCGATGTCTGGCTTGGCCGTCACAGGGCCGCCAACAGCCGCCGCCTGCTTCTTTTTCGACCACGACTGGGGGATGCCGTGGATCGCCTCAATTTCGACCGCCACAGGCCCGTCTAGCGGGTCTGCCCCATCCATTGCCCGTGCCGCACAGTGCGCAACCTCAGCCTCGTAGGCCACTGTCTTGGGCGGCGTGAACATCCTGCTGAATCCGCCCCGTGTGGACACGCGAGGGCGCCCTTTCCCGTGGGGCTCGCCGGGTACAAAAAACTCCAACATCAAACTGCCTTTCTAGGGCGACCCATTTTCTTGGGCGCTCTTGCTGCTGCAATACGCTCCTCTGTTCTGGCAACGACCTCATGGCTCGGCATGGACACGACCTCTCCATGCAGACCCAGCAGGGCGCTCTCCCATCGTGACACAAAATGCGAGGACACGCCCTCGACCTCGCCAGTCTGTTTCCTCACGAAGATGGTTTCGTGGTGGGTGCAGCGGCCCTCTCGCTGCATTGAGTCCCGGTACTTCGGCGAACAGTCACGACAGAATTCAACGTGCTTTGAGTAGCGGGCCGTGATCCGCTCTTTGAGCGCCCAGCAGGCCACGTATTCCTGCCAGAGCTCATGGCTTGAGAAACAGGGTGGCCGGTCTGTTGGCGCCGCCCCTCGCGCGACCGCCGCGTTGAACTCGATCTCGATGGGGATGTGCTGGTGCTCGCTGCAAGCCCCGAACATGCCGGGAACCCGGTTGCATCCATCGACAGAGCAACGGGATGTGCGACCGGAGGAGACGCGCTTAAACGTCACCGACCTTCCCCTCGAGAATCCCCCGCAACAGAGTCAGGTTCACATGCTTCATCTGTGGGCCATTCACGTCTTCCCATCCATCCACGTCGTGGTGAAGGGCGTCGTGACAGTTGCGGCACAAGGGAATGGTGAAGTAGTCGGGGACTTTGGTGCCCATCCCCTTGAACCCGCGACCGTGGACGTGGTGCGGGTCGTCAGCCGGTCTGTCGCAAGAACAGCATGGCAGGGTTTTGACCCAGTCGAGGTACTTGCGATCCTCGATCCGGCCCAAGTACCCCCGGCTGAGCGCCTGCTCGAACGTCAGGTAGCTTGGAACCTGCCTCACAGACTGTTGCCCTTCGTGCCATCCAGTACCTCGATCAGTTTCTCGAGGTGGTGGGCGGCCTTCGCAATGTCTTGGTCTTGCCCCTTCTGTTGCTCGCGGGCGAGGTAAACGATGGCGTTGCCCTTCATCCAGCCCCGGTACTCCTCTGGCGTCAGCCATGCGCGGAGCACATCCCACGGCTGGAACTGCCCGAGATCGTGATAGTGGGAACCGCCAATCTGTTTGTCATTTGCTGTCGTCATTTCATGCTCCGTATGCGCGGCGCTCGGCTCGCTCGTTTGCGTTCATGGTCTGCCATACGCCGACCCCCAGCTTCGCCACCTCGAGTTGCCAGCGGAGGTGTTCGCTCTGTTCTGTTGCAATCTTCAGCCCCTCAAGTAGCTGAAGGTATTCCGGGTGGGCTCGCGCCTCACGTTCCTGTGCGGCTGTTGTCTTGTGCCCCTCGATCTCAGCCTGTTTCATCAAGATCGCCAGCTTCGACTTCTTCATTTCATCCAAGTGCGTCCGCTGCGCGTAGGCGGATGCGAAGTCGGCAGCCATGTCACGAAGCTCCTGTAATCTGGCTTCAATTCTGTCGTTGTTACTCACCACTGATTCTCCTCGATGTTGCTCATTTCTTGCGCACTTTGTCGTCGCAGGTGCGCGTTGGGTAATAGTTCTTTGGGATGGCGAAGACCTTGTCGGGGTCTTCCTCGGGCGGGACGCCAACAGAGTGGCCGGTCTCCGGGTCTTTGGCGTAGATCAACCTCAGTCCGGGGAACGCGGCGCGGAACTCATCGACCATTGCGGCCACGTTGGGCATGAGCTCTCTGTTGCGCTTGGCCTGTTCCTCGCGCGTAAGTTTTTTTATCTCAGCCACGACGGGAGCTCCGCGTCTTTGCCGCCTTTGGGCTTTTGCGACCACGGGAAGTCGGTTCTCGGCGGCTTGGTGGCAAGGGCCTTGATCTGTTCGCAGACATCGACCAATTCATGCCCGCTAACAACCACCCCGTGATCCATCAACAGATCGGCTGCCTGTTCCAGCGCCGCCTTGCGGGCCGCAGACAGGGCATCGACAATCTTCGCGGTGTCGTAGCTGGTTCGGGCCATTTCAAGGTCGAAGGACAGGCTTTTCACAGCGTCCTTGTACTGCGCGAGCGTCTTCGCCTGCGCCGCCGCCTCGTTTCGTAGGCGGTTGTTGTCGTCCTCCAGTTTTTGGACGTGATCTACTGGTATTGCCATTGCGGTCTCCTTAAAAATCTGTTTCCGGGGTCTTCACCCAGTTGCGCGGGTGCGCGTTCGGGCGGTCGTGGAATTGCAGGCAGGAGTCGAGGAACCAGAGCGGGATCGCCCCCTCCCATTCGCCGTGCCGCTGCTTGTCCACGTACAGGAAAAAGTCCGGCTTCTCCTCGCCGTCCTCGGGCTTCTTTGGCGTCTTGAAGACCGTGATGAAGTTGTCAGTCTGGTCAACGATGGCGCCTGTACCCTTGGCGTCCTGCTTGCCGGGGCGGCTGCGCTCGTCCTCGCGCTTGCGCGAGTGGTGAACGAGGTGGATCGAAATGTTCAAGTCCTTTGCGGCTGTGCAAAGCGCGGCAATGAACCGCTTCTGTCCGTTGTAGTCGTCCTCGGCGGCGATCACTTTCATCAGCGAGTCGATAAAGAAGTGGGTCACGCCCAGTTGCTCGGCGCAGTAGTAGACGACGCCAAGCACCCGCTCGGGCGACGTCTCACCCTGCTGGTCGTAGAGCCAGAGCTTGTCCACCAGACCATCAAGGAACAGGTCAATGTACTTTTCTGTTGGCCGCCCGGTGCCGCAAGCCTGTGACGCCAGACGGCGCAGGGTCTTGCGCGGCTTCATTTCAAACGAGGCAATGCAGCACTTCTCGCCCTGCGCCATCAGCGCCAGCGACACATACCCGCTCACCATCGACTTCATGTGGCCGTTGAATCCGGCCCAGATCGTGACCTCGCCACGGCGCAGGCGGAACTTGTCCTCGGTCTTGGGCCACGGGAAGACGCAGCCCTCGAGCTCGGCGTCCCCGTGGAACTCGTTGATAAGGTCGTCGCGGAAATCTGTTGGGCCCTTGATGCGACCCACGTCTTCGTCGCGGGCTTTCATGTAGCTGTCGAAATCGACGGCCTGCTCTTTCACGCGAGACCGGCGGTATTCGTCAAGGCCAAGGGCTGCTTTTTCAATGGAACTAAGGCTGGACATCTGCTGCTTTCAGTGCTGATTCAATACGTTGATAGGCTTTGGTCATGCGCTCCATGTCCGCTTCATTGAGCTTGCGGCCACGGGACATATCGCTTGCAGCGACCATGACTACGGTGGCCTCAAAGGCAATCACACGGAGCATGTCGCTGGCGTAGAAACGAGGGCCGTCGGGTTTGCGCGGCTTCGTGTAGTCGTACTCGATCTTGTCGGGGAACAGATCGGTCATATCCATCCCGACGGCACCCAGTACCTCGGGAGTCGAGCAGCCGCCGAAGCAGTGCAACAGGATGCGTCCGTCCTCTTTCTCGCGGATGGCGAGGGACGGTGAGCGGTCGGCATGGGCGGGGCATGACGCAGTCCATGAGCCGTTGCGGCCCTTGACGCGCTCCAGCCGGGACAACAGGGCTTCGACCTTGCTCATTGCCACGGCTCCTGCTCTGCCCAGAAGCCAGCCTCTGCGGTGGCAAGCTCGTCTTCCCATCGGGAGTTATTCAGGTAGGTCGTCGCCATCGGAATGAATTGGCCGTTGTCCTTTGTCCATTCCTTGGTGACGGCGCGAGCCTTGACGGCTGCAATGATTCGTTGACGCAGGGATTCGTCGGGCTTGATCTTGAGCCACGACTTCAATGCCGGGGCCCTGCCGTCTTTGCGTGGGTACGCAGTCCAGAACTCGGCAAACCCGAGCTCGTCGTCCCCTTGGGGGACTACAGGGGGTTTCTTGGTTCTTGGTTCTTGGTTCTTGGTTGCTATTAGGGGGTCGATGGGGGGGTTATTGCCCCCCTTAGTAGCCCCCTTATTAGGGGAGCCATTGGGGTGGCTATCGCCCCCCTTCGCCCACCTTATCGAAGCCCCTTTGCGCCCCCCATCGGACATGGCGCGGTACTTCGCAAGCTCCTCGTCACAACGCTCGTTGTGCCAGCCGTCTTCGCGCAGATCAAAAAATTCGTTGAGCACCAGATCGACGGCGTCGAACGCCTCTGGCATAGCAATCAGCCGTGCGCAGCGGTGCGTATCAGGCGGCAGCGGCTTTTCGTCGGTGTAGTAGGTGTCCAAGAGGCGGCGGTAGGCCAAGTCCTCCATTGGTGATAAATGGCGTGTTCGCGCCACGTAATCACGGACGTGAAACGGGTAGTGGTACATCGTGCTCCTTCAAAACTACTCCTCCCTTTTGCGATCCCGAAGGAGCCGGGAAGTGGGTAATGAAGGAGGAAGTTCCCCGCTTATCGGCTAGAGGAGCGACCCCCGACCTATCCCGGCAGGCACAAGTGTGCTTGTTGACAATCGGTCTGGCAAGTCTGGCGCGAATGTCCTTGCGATTTAGTGGGACTTGTTGTACTTTGTCGTGTCTTCTTGTGGTTTCACACCGAACCGGAGGGGCGTAGGGAATGCCAGACGGAACGCTTGGGGCGAGGATTCGCCAAGTCTTGGAAGAACGGAACATGAGTCAATCGGCTCTGGCCCGTGCCGTCGGGGTAAAGCAACAGACGGTTAGCTATATCTGTTCTGACAACGGCGCGGAGTCATCGCGCTACACAACCAAGATCGCGGAGGCGTTGGGTGTAAATCCGTCGTGGTTGCAGTACGGCGGCGCAGGGAAGTACCACCCGGTAGTGCGTATTGAGGTGAGCGGGATCGAGGTGTCTGTAGTCAGAATCCCGCTCTTGTCTAGCGATCAGGCATTGGCATTTGCGGCAACAGGTTTGTTGCCTGCCACCGTAGGGAGAGCACTAATGACAGAGGCGCTGCATAGGCCCAGATGTTTTGCGATTGAGCTCGAGGGCGAGAGCATGGCCCCGGCATTCGCGGCTGGCGACAAGGTAGTAATCGACCCGGACTTATTCCCAGAGCCCGGTGACTTCGTTTGCGCAGTTCACTCCGGCGCAATCACGTTCCGCAAGTATCGGGAACGCGGGAAACAGGACGGTCTGTTGCTGTTTGAGTTGGCCCCAATTAACTCGGACTGGCCGGTGGTTCGGAGCGAGGACGGCGCCAATGTGGTCGGCGTAATGATCGAGCACCGGACGTACAGACGGCAGAAGTAAACCTGCCGACTTGTTGCAAGAGCCCCGCCTTTGCGGGGTTTTTTGTTGTCTACGACAAGCCGCGCTCCACTACATGCCACTACAGACCACAACATAACCCACCAATCTACTGGGTCTTCCTACAAGTCAAGTTGTCAATCTACAGGTAGCCACGTATAGTCCACTTGTACCGCTCGTTTGTGTAGCGGGATTGAAGGAGTAAACGATGGCTGAAGAAAGCGCATACCTGCGCCTCGCTTCTATTAACGTCAATGACAAGACGGAAAAGAAGCAGAACCTGACCTACCTGTCGTGGGCTTGGGCTGTTGACCAACTGTTGCGAGCTGATCCCGCTGCAACTTGGAGCTACGGCGAGCCGATGGTGTACGGCAACGCAACGATGATGGTGTTCTGCACCGTCAACGCATTCGGAAAGAACATGACGGCGCAACTGCCGGTCATGGATCACCGCAACAAACCCATCCCCGAGCCCGACTCGTTCCAGATCAACACCGCAATGCAGCGGTGCTTGGCGAAGGCAATCGCGCTGCACGGTCTGGGTCTCTACATCTACGCTGGCGAAGACCTTCCCTACGAGGAAGAAAAGCCAGAGCCGCCCAAGCCCAAGGTGAGCGTCGAGGACTTGCAGAAGGCCAAGGAAGCCCTTGCCAACTGCGAGACTGTCGAGGAACTGCGCTCTGTCTTCACGGCCCTGCCAGCCCCTGTCCGCGAGGTCACCAAGACCTACGCTCAGGCTCTGTCGTCCAACCTGCCGAGCAAGGCTGCGGAATGACCAGCCACTACCTCGGAACCAAACAGGTTTACGCCAAGCCCATGACCCGCGCCGAGTACAGCGTGCTGCGCGGATGGGAATTGCCAGCCGACGAGAACGGCGCGGACGAGGGCTACCTTGTTGAATACATGGACGGCGGACAAGCCAATCACACGGACTACATCGGCTACATAAGCTGGAGTCCGAAGGACGTGTTTGAGCGGTCGTACCGGCCAACAGACGCACTGGCCTTTGGCGGCGCCATCGCGGCCCTGAAGTTCGGCTTCAAGGTCGCCCGCAAGGGCTGGAACGGCAAGGGCATGTATCTGTTCTTGGTCAAGGCCACATCGTTCGGCCCCCTGCCACTGCCCGTAGAGCACGGAACACTCGGCCTCGCATTCGTGGACTCCATCGCCATGAAGACCGCAACAGATACGGTCGTCGTGGGCTGGCTGGCCTCACAGACCGACATGCTGGCCGAGGACTGGGAGATCGTGCCGTGAAGCACCTCCTGCTCCTGATGGTCTTTGTTCTGACGCTGTATGTGGCGTGGCACTTCTCTGACGAGGAGTCGCGCAAGGAAGCCACCAAGGCCATCGGACGCCACTTCTGGCGCATCGGCGCAATGATTCTGTTGATTCTGTTGCTGATCTGGACGGCAGCACAACTACCCGCAACCCAACTTATTTAAGCACCATGAAAAAGCTATTGCTCTCCCTGCCCATTGTTCTGTTGGGCGCCTGTTCGCAGATCGACACCGGCAACGTCGGCGTCGAATCCACACTGGGTCAGGTCAAGAAAGAAACCATGCCCCCCGGCGTGTACTTCACGATGTTCAAGCGGGTGACTGAGGTCATTGCCAAGGAAGTTCCGCTGGCGCTGGATGACATGAAGCCGCAGACATCCGACAAGATCACACTGTCCGACTTGGACGTAGACATTTACGTCCAGATCGACCCGGCCAAGGCTTCGGACATTATGACCAAGTGGCCCGGTGACGCAGTCGCGGTTAAAGGCGAGGAAGGTGTTCGCATCGGCTTCAACTACGTGATGCGCCAAGCCCGCGAGGCCGTCTATTCCGCAGTTGCACGGCGCGGCTCCGCGACTGTTCACACAGAGCGCAGCCAGATCGCCGCCGACGTGGTGAAAGACCTGCAATCAAACCTCGATGCCGAGGCTGGCAAGGGCATGTTCTTTGTCCGCTCGGCCAATGTGCGCAATCTGGTAACAGACCCGGCGCTCGAGGCCAACATCAAGGCGTCCGCCCAAGCTCTGTTCAAACTGCAAGAGGAAAAGAACAAGCTGGAAGTCGCCAAGGTGGAGGCCGACCGCAAACGCGCCGAAGCACAGGGCGAGGCTGACGCTATCCGCATCAAGGCCGAGGCCGTGTCCAAGCAGGGCGGCAAGGAATACGTGGAGCTCAAGGCTATCGAAAAATGGGACGGCAAGCTGCCCACCACCAATGCTGGCGTGGTGCCGTTCATCAACGTCAAGTAAGGCACGGACATGAACGCACCGCAACGCTCTGCTGAATGGTTCAAGGAACGCGAAGGCAAGCTCACGGCGTCTGTTTTTGGACAGGCGGCTGGGCTGGCCCCCGGCTCGCGCCAGCAACTCTGGCGTCGGCTGCACAAGCTCGAGACTTTCGAGGGCAATGCGGCCACCCAGTGGGGCGAAGACAACGAGCCCGTGGCACTGGGTGCCTACGAGATCGCAAAACAGACCAAGGCCGATCTGTGCGGCTTCGTGCCCCATCCCGAGATCGACTGGCTGGGCGGTAGCCCGGACTTCCTGATCGGGCTGGAGGGCGGCGGCGAGATCAAGTGCCCCATGTCAAAAGAAATCTACCCGGAAATTCCGGCTTACTACATGGCTCAGGTACAGGGGCTGATGGAGATCACCAACAGATCGTGGTGGGACTTCGTCGTCTGGGTGCCGGGTCAACTCAGCATTCGCCGCGTACACCGCAGCAAAGTCTATTGGGACTGGCTGCATGTGCGACTGGCGGATTTTTGGTGCTGGTATGAGTCCGGCATCGAACCACCCCGCGAAAAGAAACAGCCGACGCCCGACTTCAAACTCGAGATAGAGGCCGAACAACTTTTTGAATTAGACGCAACCCAAATCTGAAAGAACCCAAATGGCTTACGACAACACCAACTCCGGTCTCCTCGCAAAGAACCAGCGCAAGGAGCGCGACACCCACCCCGACTACACGGGCTCGATCAACGTGGGCGGTCAGGAATACTGGCTGTCCGCATGGATCAAGGAAGGCCGCGAGGGCAGCAAGCTCGAGGGACAGAAGTTCTTCAGTCTGGCATTGCAACCCAAGCAGGAACAGCAACAGCAGCGCGGCGGTGGCGGTGGCTACTCGCAGTCCAGCCGGGGAAACCCCGCGCCGCGCCCGCAGCAGCGCCCCCAGCCCCAGCGCCAAGACCCACGCCAGCCCGCTGGTGGTGGTTTCGATGACATGGATGACGACATCCCGTTCTGACCATGAACACCGAGGCACTGGCCCGCGCAACAGACCCGGACACCAGTCATCTGGCGGCCAAGTCTGTTGACGCAACGCAGATGGAAAAGATCGTCCTCGAGGCCATCGCGCAGTTTCCCGAAGGGTGTACTGCCGACGAGCTCGAGCGCGAGTTACCCGGCTTCCGCTGGAACACAATCACCCCGCGCTTCGCGCCCCTGCTACGCAAAGGCAGGATCGTGGACACAGGTGAGCGCAGGAAGGGCGTATCTGGCCGCAGCCAGCGCGTCCTGAAAGCAATCTTCAACCCCAACCAAGCAACGCCATGAACGAAATCACAATCACCATCCCAATCGACACCGTGAACGCTGCCATCAGTGCGCTGGCAAAGTTCCCCTACGATCAGGCTCAGCCCCACATCGACGTGCTCCGCTCCCGCGCCATCATGGCCGTGCAGGAACAGGAACGCGCTGCCAAGGATTTGGACGCCAAGCCCGTTGACCCCAAGGTCGAGCCAGCCAACGAGTAATGGTGCAACGTGTTCAACGCAAATTCCCCCCGCACTGACGACGCAGGTCTCGAGCAACAGATCAAGGCTGTTGGAGCAGACGTGGCCCCACGGATCACGCCTGCCGACCTCGAGGCGAACATCGCCAGCGAACACTACTTCACAGCCAAGGAAGGCCAGCAAGGTGCAGTCCAGTGCTTCACCGGCATGGTTCCAGAAGCCTTGGGTCTGTTGACGTTCTGTGTGCTGGTACTGAAGAACGGCTTCACCGTAACGGGTGAGTCGGCTTGTGCCAGCCCGGAGAACTTCAATGCGGAGATCGGTCGCCGGATCGCCCGCGCCAATGCCGTGCAGAAAGTCTGGCCCCTGATGGGCTATGAGCTCCGCACAAAACTGTCTGCCTAATTTTTAACCACCCGAAAGGAAAACTATGTCCCATCGCATTTACGTCGTTCACGACAACGCAACCCAAAAGGCCCGCCTGATCGAAGCTGGCAACCCCGCACAGGCTGTTCGCCACGTTGCTGCCGAGCAGTTCATGGTGCGAGTCGCCTCGCCCTATGACGTGGCCCAGTTGGTCTCCAGTGGCGTGACGCTGGAAACCACCAAGCCCGAAGTGGAAGCGGAGTAAGTCATGGATTTCGTCCAGTACCAAACCCTTGCAATTCGCACGGCAAAGAGTCTGGGCGAGACCGGCGATCTGTTGCACTCCGCGCTCGGCTTGGCTGGCGAGGCCGGTGAGTACGTGGACTGTGTGAAGAAGCACACGGTCTACGGCAAGCCGCTCGACAAGACCAACGCCGTCGAGGAGCTAGGCGATCTGTTGTGGTTCGTGGCGCTGGGGTGCAAAGCCCTCGGCGTCTCGATGGACATGGTCGCTGAGCAGAATATCGGCAAGCTGCGCATCCGCTACCCAGAGCAGTACAGCGACACACTGGCCGCAGCACGACTTGATAAGGGCGAATGAAATGCAGCAACAGATTCTCGGTCTCGCAGAGGCAGCGAAACTGCTAGGGGTGAACAAGGAAACGGCCCGTCGCTGGGCCGTCTCTCAGATCATCCCGGCGTTCAAGATGCACAGCCGTGGTCACTGGAGGTTCTACGCCTCGGACGTTGACAACTACATCAAACAGCGCCAAGCTGAAGGCTCCCCCGGACAGGGGAAGGGCGCCTAAAGGAGTGAAGGATGGCGCTCTATCGAAGGAAGGAATCCGCAGTCTGGTGGATGAGCTACACCGATGCCGCAGGGCAGCGGAGGCGCGAGACAACTGGCACGGAGAACAAGCAGTTAGCGCAGGAATTGTTCGACCGCACCAAGCATGAGGTCTGGGAACAGAAGCGGCTGGGGATCAAGCCAGAGCACAAGTTCTCGGAGGCGGTCGAACTGTTTCTTGCGGACAAGCGCAAGGAAAAGCTCAAGTCCATCGAAGACTATGAACAGCGGTCGCAGTTCTGGCTCCAAGAGTTCAAGGGCCTCAACGTGAGCCAGATCACGCAAGAGCTTGTAGTCAACACCATCAAAAAGCTCGAAGACAGGCTCGGGCCAGCCACGCGCAACAGGTATCTGGCTACGCTCCGCGCGACACTGCGGTTGGTGTGCATCAAGTACAAGTGGATCAAGCGGGACAACCTGCCGGACTTCTTTCTGTACGAGGAGCCCAAGGGCCGCACCCGCTGGTTGGAGCCTGACGAGATCGCCAGACTGTTGGATGCCCTGCCGCCACACTGGAAGGACATTGCGGCGTTCTCGTTTGCCACCGGCCTACGGCAGAGCAACGTGCTTGGATTGACTTGGCAACAGGTCAGCCTCACCCGGCGCACTCTGTTTGTGGACGCGGAAAAGATGAAGGGCGGGAAAGACCTCGGCATTCCGTTGAACGAGGCGGCCATCGAAGTCTTGCGGCGCAAGATCGGTGAGCACCACACCTACGTCTTCACGCACAAGGGCAAGCGCATCAACCAGTGCAGCAGCGATATGTGGAAGCGGGCACTGCGGCGGGCGGGCATCACGGACTTCCGCCCCCACGACATGCGGCATACGTGGGCGTCGATGCTGGCGCAGCGCGGAGTGCCGGACAGCGTCCTCCAGAAACTGGGGGCATGGGAGACTCCGAGGATGGTGGATCGCTACCGCCACCACAGCTTGGAATCGCTCGCGCCCTACGCTTCCAAGGTGGATGAGGTGCTGGTGTCACAGTTCCGGCCACAGGAGTCCCGGTCGGAACTGAAGGCCGTGTCGTAAGTACCTGATTATTGGTGCCCGGAGCCGGACTTGAACCGGCACGGCCCGCGAGGGCCAGCGGATTTTAAGTCTGGAAAGCAGCACACGTCGGGCCGCAACAGGCAACAGATTTTCCCCATTGAATCAGCAACCTATGCCCTCCCCTGTCCGGGTGGTTCCAGCCCCAGCAACAAGTAGCCACAGCAAACTACTGCCTGTGACTACTTGCCCCTGTGAACCGTGACACACATTTCGGTCACAGCTACCGCCGCGCCCTATCCCGGCCAATCCGCTCGAGCTCGATCTGCTTGGCAAGCTCATGGCGATAGCCTTGGAGCTCGTCGATCTGTTTGCGCTTCTCGGCCCCGGTCATCACGGTGTCGCCCTCGATCAACTTGATGTTGTTGTTGATGTCGGTCAGTTGCCGCTTCACCGAGTTGTACGGGCTTTCAAGCTCCAGCGCGGACTCGTTCTCCTTGTAGAAAGCCTCGGCTTCCTTCTGGCGTCCGGGCTGCTTTGCCATGTTGCGCAAGTCGGCGCCCGCGCGAGCCGCCCGCTCTGCGGTCTGGTAGAACTGGGTCACGTACTTGGACTGGCCCGCCGGTAGGTCGCGGACAAAGTTGCCCACCAACAGAACGTCGTCCACCCGCAGGTCTGGCATGGCACCGGGCTTGACCGCCTGCATGGCGTAGTAGGAATTGAGCTCGATGACCGTTCCAAGCCACCCGAGGTAGCCGCGAAGCATGTAGTCGTACTGGATGGGCGAGAACTTCATCTTCTCTGGATCAACGCCGGTCAGCTTGCCAATGCCGTCGGCAACCATACTGTTGACCCGGTTCAAGGCAATGCCTGCGCCAGAGGTGCGCGGGTTGATGCGCTCATCGGCGGACAGATTCCGCATGGCTTCGGTCTCAATGGGGCGGCCACTCAGGCTGTCCACATTCGTCCGGATGTCATCCAGTGGGCGCATGACCTGCGGGATTGGGTTGATGGCGAAGTTGTCCGCCAGTAAGGCCATCATGCGCTGACCAAACACCCGGCCCTCAACATCCTTGTCCACGATCTGTTCCAGAGTGCGCTCTGCCACGGTGGCAATGGCACCCATTTCAAACGGCTTCGGAATGCGGATGGCCTTGTCTGTTCCGGGGATGCGGAACCAGAAGAACATATCCCGATCCCAGTCCTCGCGCTTCTTGAACTCCTCGTCGTCCTTGTAGGCCAAGTAGAGCGCCATGCCAGACAGGGTGACGGCAGCCGTGGTTAAAGCAAACTTCTTTGCCTTGGCCCGGTCGCTGTCTGTTGCCGTGCCCATGACCACCTTGATGGCCGGGTCGATGCCGTCGCGGCCCAGTTTGTAGAGGCCCTGCATCCGGCTGTTGAAGTACGGCAAGACTTGGTTGGCATAGCGGATCGCCGCCCACGCGCCGGAGCTTGAAAAGTCTTGCAGGTCTCGGGCCGCAAAGGATGCCTCAAGGTGGGTTGCGCCGCCGCTCATCATCTTGTCGTACAGGGCCACGCGGTTGGCGTTTTCGGCCACATCCGAGACGTGGTCGTAGACGTCCCAGAGCTCGCGGGCCAGAGCCTTGGCCTTCTCCGGGGTGTCGATGATGTCGTTGGCATTCACGCCCTTGGCAACCAGACGCTTCACCGCTTCGGAGCGGTCGCCATCGAAGGCGTTGCCCATCGTAAAGGTGCCGCCGCCAGCCAGAACAGACGCGCGGTGCTCCTCGTAGGCGCTGATGCCAGCCAAGACGTTCTTGAGCGGGTTTGCGCCCAGTTCGCTGACGCCGATGGATTGCACCGAGTCGCGGATCAAGTTGTTCAACTTGAACGTGGGGCTCAGAGCAACCAGTCGCGTCAGAGTGGTCTTGAAGGGCCGCGCTACCCGCAGGAAGAAATCGTTGTGGTCGATGCCAGAAACGGCGGACAGACTCTGCAACAGGAACGGGTCGTCAATCTCGTAATGGACTGGCTTGCCACCCTCCATGACCTTGACTGTGCCCTTGAGCGGGACGACGTTGCCGTTGGAATCCTCACCCATCACGTCGCTGATTGCCGTGATCTTGGAGACGATGCCGCCCAGCTTGTCCGCAGCCGACAGGGTTTCCTTGGAGGCGTTGTTCTTCATCGAGGCCGACAGAATGTGCGACCAGTTCATCAGGGTGTTCTTCATCAGGTCATCGAGCGGACGCTCGCTGCCTTCCAGAACCCGGCTGAAGTATTGGTTCACAGACCCGGTCGATGTCATGGCGCTGGACAGAGTGCCGTCCTGTTCCATGTAGCGGTAGAACGGGACGTACCAGACGTCGCTGGCGAACTTCTTGAACCCGGCGTCGTCGATCAGGCCAGCTTGGTGAGCCACCTTCAGAACAGACTGGTTCAAGGCGTTCATGCCGCGCTGCACTTCGGCGTAGGCGTCGGCACGGGCCTTGCCGTCGGGCATCTTCCCGAGGTTCAACTTCTGGAGCTTGGCGATTTCCTCGTCGGTGAAGTAGAGCTCGCGGTCTTGCTTCTTCAGTTGGGCCGCGCGGTTGGCCGCCATCCACAACATGAAGCGATCTGTTTCCCCGGCCAGCGGTTTCATCACGTCAATGAGTCCCTTGGAGCCCTTGACGATGTTGAGTGCGCCGTCGTCGTTGAAGACTTGGCCGAAGTGGACTAGACCCTCAACGGCTCCGTCAACAGAGCGGGACAGGCGCAGCATCATGTACGCCTTGTCGCTGATGTCGCGGACGCTGCGGAAGCTGTCAAAGGCACCCTGCACCAGACGCTTGCCGAGCTCGGGGCGCAGGGCCTCGAGGCGTTCGCGGATGGTCGGCGGGGTTGGGGTTCCCTTGGCGCGGGCAATGCGCTGGGTATCTTCCGGCAGGTCGCTGAATTGGTTGTCGTAGTCCGCGCGGCGGAACAGCGGCATACCGTCGCTGGCGATCTGTTGCTTCAAGCTGTCCGGGATCACAAAGCCAAGCTGCTGGCCGGTGCCCTCGATCTCCATAACCTGCACTGCGTCCTTGCCCACAATTGTCTTGGCAACAGACGGGACGGTGCGGTCGTAGAAAGGCTTGAGGTTGGCATCCATCAGGCGCAGGTCGTCGCCCTTGAGCGAGCCAGACGCCTCAATCTCGTTGTCCAGCATGACGCCTTGGTTGGAGGCAATTGCTGCCGCCGCATCTTGGCCGACGTAGTCGGACAGATTCTCCAAAGGAACATCCTTGGCCGTGTGAATCTCGCGGCCACCGCGCATGACCGTGAGCTCTGCGGTGCCCTTGGCCTTGTCCTTGACGTAGACGATCTCGTCGCCGGGGAACTTGTAGCGTTCGTTCTGTTGCTCGCCGGTCGTCCACACCACGCGATCAATACCGCGAGACTGGGCGTAAGCAATCGCCCGCTTCAACAACAGACCAGTCCAAGATTCGGTCTTCTTAATGAATGGGGTCGGCGGGACATCCTTGCCTTGGCGCAGGTCTTGGCCGCGCTGGCTCTGCAATTCCTCGAGGAACAGAACGGTGTTGCCGTCCTTATCCTTGCGCTCATTCATGCGCAGCCAGCCGATGGTCTTGCCTCGGGTGATGTCGCCAAAGTGAGTGGTGTCGTCTTTCTTGTACGGCTTGACCGTCGGGTCTACCAGTGCGAGCTCCACGTAAGAACGGCCACCGTCCAGCGTCAGGCGCTGGTTGTTGTGCTTGGTTCCTTCGTGGTTGTCCTCGAGGCCAAGCTCGGAAATCAGTTCCTCGCGGGTAGCTGTGTAGAGGTCAATGATTCCGTCCTCGGCGTACTGATCCTCATACATTTGCTTGAGGTCATTCAGTTCAAGGAATGTGCCGGGGCCGCTCAACATGACGTCGTTGACCTTGGGCTTATTCAGTGCCACCCATGCCGCGATCTGTTGTGGCGCCAGCTTTTCGTTGCCCTTGAGGTCAAGCCACTCGTTGATGCCAGTCCACTCGATCTCCTCACGCTTTACGCCAGCGATCTTGGGGACGATGTTGCCCTCCTTGTCCTTGGAGAAAAGCCAAGCCTTCCACTGGCTGGCACTGGTCATGCCATTCTTGTCCAGTTGAATCTTGGGGCTCTGGAAGGCCCGCTCGAGCGCGGAGTAGAACGTGGGTGCTTCGCTGCGGAACGTGCTGCCCAAGGCGGCCTCGCCCGTGCCCCGCTTGACATCGCCATCCATAGCAAAGCGGCGAGCGTTGGCAACCAGCGATGCAACGTCGTTATCCGTGACGAAGGCCACATTGAAGGTCTCGCGCAACCATTGGCGAATCTTGGCGAACAGAGCTTGCAGCGCAGACTTGTTCTCCGGCGATACACCTTTCTCGGCCATGTCGGCAAGCACCTCCTCAACAGCCGTGGCGCGGTTAAGGTAGCCCTCCTTCTTCATCATGGCATCAACGGCATCACGCACGTTTTTGTTGCCACGGTAAATCTGATCCATCACCTTGGAGTACGAAGACCCAAGGATGGCCTGCAAACCAAAGTGCCCAGCAACTTCGTGCGCAACAGTCATCCAGACGTCTGTCGGATTGGCGTGGTTGGATGCGACGATGTAGACCTTGCCGCCGCTGAAGGCGCCCTTGACCGTGCCGCGCACTCCAGCCTTGTCGATGTCCGCCTGAATGTTGGCGGGCATGTCGTAGTCTGTTTCGACCACGATGATGTTGGGCAGGTTGGCCCAGCCCTTGACCGTCTTGGTGACGATCTCTGCCACCTTGGCAACCGTCAGGCCGCTGCCGGGGTTGCTAGTCGTGCGGAACTTGGTGTCGTCCTCCGCCTTCTTGCGGCTCTGTTCCGCAAGCTGCTGCGCACGGTCGGCCCGCGCGTTTTGGCGCATCACCTTGCTGATGCGGTCGTACTCCGGCGTGTTGGAGTAGCCGTCTCGGGACGCAGTCCGCCACTGGGCCTTGGAGCCAGCGGGCAAGTCTGCCCATGCGACGTGAGTGCCGTCGCCGGGGTCGTTGTCGTCCCAAGTCTCACCCAGTTCCGCGTCGGGGCCCTTCTTGGATTGGGCTTCGGCAGGCTTTGGCGGCTCGGCGGGCTTTGCCTCGGCGGGCTTGGCGGCCTTGGCTGGCTCAACTGGCTTGGCTTCGGCGTTTGCGGGTTTTGTTTCCGCAGGCTTGGGCTCAGCCTTCTTGGACTCGGCTTTCTTCTGCTTCTGCTTGTCCTTGAGCTTCTGTTCAACAGTCTGTTTGGCCGGAGCTTGTTCAGTGGCTTGTTCAGTTGGCGCGGGCTTGGTCTCGGGCGCTGGCTTGCCGGTCATGGCGGCCCACTCATCCTTGAGCTTGCGCTCTTGCTCGACGAGCGCGTCGTACTCGGCTCGCTTCTTCGAGCCGGAGACGGGCAGTTGGCCGGACTTGCTGAGCAGAGCCATAGCCTTTTCGCCAGCGACCTTGGCCTCTGAGTGGACTTGGTCTGCGGTGCGAGTCGGGGCAGGGGCGGGCGCCGGGGCTTCGACCTTGACTTCGACTGGCGCGGCTGGCTCAACAGGCTTTGCGGGCGCGGTTGGTTCTACAGCGGCAGGCGCAGCATCGGCGGCGGGGGCCGGGGTGGCGGCTGCCGGTGCGGGTGCCGGTGCGGGGGCAGGGGCGGGCATGGCGGCAGCCGAAAGATTGCGGTGCAGGGTCGCCAGAATCGCGGGCTTCAAGCCCTCTTGGACAGACTCATCCCAGTCCTGCTTGATTGGATCAGGCAGGGTGTCGTACTTGACGCCACCAAACGCATCCCAGAGTGCTGCTGCTGCATTGGCCGCAGGTGCCGGGGCCGGGGCTGGTGTCGGCGCTGGGGCTGGCGCAGGGGTTGGCGCCGGAGCGGGCGCAGGAGCAGGGGCCGGAGCGGGCGCCGGGGCTGGAGCGGGAGCCTGCCCAGATGGCTGCTGCTGTTGCGGGCGCGACTCGATGAAGTAGAACGACCCGCCGCCAGCATCCTTGGATTTCTGGCCGCGACGAATCTGAAACTCCAGATCGGGCACAGACTCGGAGTAGCCGCCACTGCGCTTGCCCGACTTCGGATCGACTGGGCCGAACAGGAAGGTCTCGGCTTGGCTCTGTGTCGTGAAGCGGTTGCCGGTCTGTGTGGTGCCGACGTTGAAGGTGGGCTCCACATTGAACCCGGCCTGCGCCGCGACCAAGTCCTCGCCGGACAGGGCCAGCGTCTTGCCATCAGGCAACGTGGCCGGAACAGGCTGGCCGGAGACAGGGTCAAGCGTACTTGTTTCTTCGTTCGGCACAACAGACTCGCGCTGGATCACAGGCTCTCCTGTGCCAGTGCCCACGCCAACACTGGTGGACGCGGTGTCGCCAAACGCGGCCTGCACATCCTCGCCGCGCTGCTTGGTTTTTTCGCTGCGCTCCTCGGCGGTCGGGACAGTGACCGAGTCGATCAGGCGCTCACGGTTGATGGCCTGAATGACAACAGACTGGAAGCGGGGGTCGTCGGAATTCTCGATTCCGTTGACCTGCAAGACGTCGCGCATCTTCTCGTCTTGCAGCATGGACTCGAACAGATCGCGGCGGCCATCGTCGGAGCCGAGCTCGGCCTCCGCTTGTTTGAGCATCCGGTCTTTCAGTCCCGGCGCGTCGTTCTTTTTACCACGAAGACCAGAAATGCTACCCAAAGTACCGCCGCCCAAAGAGCCCAGTGCGAACGAATTGATGTAGTCATGGATTGCCTCCTCATCGGCCAGTTGTTGTCCTGCGCCATACCGTTCTAACACGGTCTGGATGAGTTCTGTTCCGCCCTCGATTCCTGCGCCGGTTGCACCGCCGACGATGACGCGGCCCAATTTTCCATTGCCGGGGATTGGAATCTTGCCCGTAAGGGCTTTGATGCCGAGGCGATCAACCGCGCCCTCTACGACGCCAGCAGCAACGCCGGAGCCCCAGATACGCGCCAAGTCGCCAGCGTCGAGCTCGCGCCCTTCTGTGCGAGCACCTTGCTCGGCCTCGCCGTAGATGCCGCCCAGTTCCTTGGCAATGTTCTCGCCCACAACAGCCGTGGTCGCGCCGATGTTGGCCGCCACGTTGCGCACAGCAATCTTCTGTGCGGCTTCCTCGGTGATGCCCTTGGCAGCGGACTTCTCCAAGATGGCTGCGGTCTCTTTCTTGACCGCCGACTCGATCAGATTCTTCACCAAGCCTTTGGCGGCAAGCCCACTGGCTCCACCAGCCACAGCGCCCACCGGGCCAGCGGTTGCGCTGCCAGCGACGGCACCGGCCAGCGTCATTACGCCAGCCTCGATCACGTTGCCAGCGGTGTAGCCAAGGCCGTACTGAGCCCAATCCACCAGAGCTCCAATATCGCCTTCCTTGGCGCGGGCCCATGCCTTGGTGACGTCGTCTGTTTCCTTGGCGCGTTCGCCAATCTTTGCCATGTCCGTCTGGAAGCCCTCAAAGCCGTAGCTCTTGAGCGCAGAGAACATGCCACCCTTACCGAAGGTCTTCTCGCCGGACTCGCCAATAAGGCCAATAGCCCCTTTAAGCGCGGCAGGGGTCTGCTCGAGCGCAATGCCGGTGCCGCGCATGACGTCGCCAGTGTCTTCGTTGGCAACCTTGGGCTTTTCTTCCGGCGTGGGTTCCGGGTCTGCACCAAACAGATCGTCAAGTTTCAGCTTGCCCAGCTTCGTAGCGCCACCGGTAGAGGATGGGCGAGACGGGTACGGCGTGTCGTTGGATGGCGACACCTCGAACAGACTGTCGAGGCTGACCTTGCCAAGCGTGGTGAAGCCACCGAGCTCTCGGCGGGCGTCGGTGGATGTCTTGTAAATTGGGTTTCCATCCTCTGATGGATTGCCGAGGAGGAGCCGAGTGGTCGCCATGTTTCAGCCTTAATCGAGGTAGACGCGCTTGCCTTGGTAAGTCACAAACCGGCGCTTATCGCCGTCAGATTCTTGGTGGACATCCATTTCACCCTTGGCGATCTGGCGCGTGATGCGCGAAATGCTTGCCATCGGAGTGTCGGGGTTGATCGAGGAGAAAGTCTTGGCAGCCTGAGACAGCTTGCGACCCTCGCCCCAGCGTTTGAGGTCGCGCTCGTAGGCGGTCTTCTGTTCGCCAAACAGATTCTTGAGCTCAGACTCGTTCTTGGGCGCGAACTTGCTGTCCACATCGAACTCGCGGTCGAAGTAGGTCTGACGATGGGTTTCCTCGACAACGCGGTTGTCGTGAGATTTCGCATCGCGGTTCGGCTTGTCGGCTGCAATCTGTTTGTCGGCAATCCCGACGCGGGTGGTGTTGTCTGCGTCGTTCATTGCAGACCGGTTCTGGCGGTCGAGCTTGCTTTCCTCGGCGCGGAATTCTCGGTCTTTCTTACCCTCCTCGGCGCGGAAGGTGCGGTCTTTTGTGTGCTCGCCGGAAGTGAACTCTTGACCGGCAACGCGCTCGCTGGTCTTGAACTTGCGATCCTTCTCCGCCTCTTGGCTGGCGTGGCGCAGCTTGACCGTGTCCGCCAAATTCAAGGCAGACTTAGCCATGTTCGATAGCTTGTCGAAGGTGGTGACCTGTTCCTTGGCTTCGCCGTTTTCGTTGTAAGAAAGCGTGATGGTGCCGTCTTCGTTGAACTTGCCGCTCACCAGATCACGACCATCGTTGTGCAGCTTGTAGACGCCTGCCAGTTGCTTGAAGCCGCCTTCGTCACCGGCCTCGATGCGGGCCAGCGACTCGCCAAGACGCTCCATGTAGCGGGACTTGCGAAGGTCTTCCACAGTCTTGCGAATGTTCAGCACCTCATTGCCTTTGCCAGACGCAAACGCCTGACGCTCCAGCAAGGGGGTCATCTTGTCGTAGTAGACGTTGACGCGATCCATGTCGGTGTATGGATTGGTCGGTGGGCGCGGCTTGCTGGGATCGGCAATGCCACCCTGCGGCTGTTCAAATGGCTTGCCGCTGGCGAGGTCGTAATCAGGATTCAGGAAATTGCTGTGAAGCTGCGCCATTTCCTTCTGCGCCGTATCAAAGTCCCGCTCGCGCTGAATCTTGATATTGGTTAGCTCTTGCTGCTGAGCCTCGGAGTCGAGCCGACTGCGAAGGCCAAGCGCAGCGGCGTAGTTCTGGGCGAATGCGCCCGCCGCTTGTCCAATTCCTAACGATGCCATGTCCTACCTCACTTCACTGGTGGTTTGGCCTGAAGGCCGTAGTACGTTCCTGCCGCGCCAGCGAGTCCGCTGATGGCGCCCATCTGGGCTTGGTAGCCCTGCATCCGGCCTTGGAACTCTTGGCCGTAAATGTTTCCTGCCGTTTGCAGGCCATTGAGCGAAATGCCATAGCCTTGACCCATCGTCGAAGCGTTGGCCCGCATGTCGGCCATTGCAGACGACCCGGCGCCCAGCGCCCCGCTCATGCTGTTACCGGCCAAGCCGAGGTACTGGCCTGCCGTATTGGCGCGGCCCTGTGTGGTCTCGCCCACGCCAGCGCGTAGAGCAATGGCCTTGTCCTTGGTGGCCTGCGCAGTGCCGGTCATCAACCCGGCGGCAGTAGATGCTTGGGCCAACAGAGCCTCATTGGTCTGTCCAAAGGAGCCGCCAATCCGACCGTAGCGCGACGACAGGCGTGCGGCTTGGGCGTTGGCGTTGGAGAACTGTTGATTCACCGAGGCGGCTGCAATGCCCATCTTCTTGTCGATTTCCTCCTGCGAGTCGTAATTCATCGCATCGGAAATAACCCGGTCGCGCAGGGGCTTGTTGGCAATGTCCTCCTCGATGCGCTGTCGGGCCTGTTCGCGGGCCATTTGCGCATCCTCGAGGTAGCTGCCTGTCACCCGCTCAGCGAGCTCCTGCTGCTTGCGCTGGGCAGGCGCGAGATCGCTGGCGTAGATGGTCTTGTAAAAGTTGAGGGCGTCCTCGCTGATCTGTGCGCTTTTGAGTGCGGCGGCACCCATCTGCGGATCGGGACTAGGCGCGTCTTTGCACATGGCTTACTCCGAAAAAATCTTGATGTACTTGTTTGCGACGTGGGTGTAGCCGCAAAACTCGTTGAGGCGGTGAACCTTGTTCACGACCTTGCTGTCGGTGCGAATCTCACGAACTCCAAGGAAGCGCACCGCTGCCTCCATGAACCGCCAGAACCGTAACGCAGTCCACCCCTGACGGTATTCCGGCAACAGATAAAACGTGTCTTCTGTTGCGTAGATCGTCCCGGTGTGCAGGCTTTCCTCGAGGTACATGCGGATGTTGCCAACCAGCGCACCGCTCGGAGTCCGGGCTGTGAACTGGAGCAATTCCCCGCGCCGCTCGCGCTCGGCCATGTAGTCGTAATTGACCTTCAGGCCAAACCCAAGGCGATGGCGTTCTGTCTCCGCAAACTGCAATTCATGGAGCAACTGGAGCTCGTCTTGGATGTCGCGGATGCGCTCCACCTTGAAGATGAGCCCACTTGCAATCTGTTCACCGAACTTGTCAGGGGAATGGCTGCGATCCTCGTCATCGAACGACCCAGCCTCAATGGCAGCGGCCACCTCTGGGGTGAGAACTTTCCCCAGATTGGCGGCAATAGCTTGCCGTAGGAGGTGGTGTTGCAGAGAAGCCATGCCCAATTCTATGAAGGTAGCGGCGCCAACAGGGGTCAAAGCCCCAAGGCGGTATCAACCACGCCCAAATGCTTAGCCATGCGCAGCCAAGAAACATCCCAGTCCGAGTAGGGCGTCTGGTCGTCGTAGACGTAGGTTTTCATGCGCAAGAGCTTGTTGGCCCCGGCAAGGGTGTCAAAGGTTGCCGCGTAAAAGGTTGCATACTTCCCCTTTGGCAAACTCATCCCGGCCCACTGCTCCACAGCGGCATGGTCTGGGTGCATGAAATAGACGTCCTTGTACCTAGTCAGGTCGGCATCCCCCGGTTGGCCGTAGACGTTGACCATGTAACCCAGCGCCAACGGGCTGCCGCCGCTCGGGTATGGGATGGGGCAGTTGTCTTTAGTGACGAATGGGTAGATTTTGTCGTAGACCCACCCCTTGTCCATGAAGTATTTCCGGCCCACGGCGAGGAGCATGGCATCGCCAAAATAGGTTGGCCTGTTGAGGAAGATCACAGAAACAATGTGGTCGTTGTAAATGCTATTCCACTGAGGCGACGATACCGAGTGCCAGTCCTCCGGGTACACCTGCCCAAACTTTGCGGTAACAGACGCCACAACAGAGCCAAACTCTGGCGTTCCCGGCAAATAGTGTGTGCGGTCGTCGCCGTCACTTGCAGACATTATTTCAACAGGGGTCATCGAATCCATCCGCAATTCTTTAGGAACTCAAAAACAGTCTGATCTACGTCAGCCCCATGAGGCACCAAGAGGTGGCCTTCAACAGACTTGAGGGAGTCAGTATCAGGAGTTAGCTCTCGCACACTTGCGCGATAAATAACAGCCGTTCCCAGCGGGTCGGGCCTTGTGGACAAAATTTCAAACGGCTTATACATAAAGACTCGCTTGCGATGAAATGACGGCTGTCGCCGCAAGATTGATTGTTTGGTTGCTATAAGGCCATACGCCGCCGGTATCAGTACCGCCGGATATTCCGATGCCAATAAGGGTGCCTTTTTCTTCTTGCCGCCAGTTGCAAGCGTATTTGACTGTGATCCACCCGCAAGACAAGGTGTTGCTAATCAGCCGGACGCCAGCGCGATAGAAAGCCCAATAGGTGCTTTGGTATTTGGTGCCTTCGCCATACCCCCAGCAGACACCATAAGCGTCAATGCCAAGGCAAGACGATGTTGTTTCCGTGTACGTGAACTCGCGCTGCGCCTGAGCCAATGTTGGGAAGAAGACAATCGGCGCTCCTGCGCCCCAGTCCACAATATAGTTTGTTGATTCGGACGGGGCCAAGGTCGAACTGGCGTCACTATTGCAAGACCGTGCGCTTAGGCTGCCGGGGCCATGAATGATTGGATTTGCTGGTGGAGCAACAAGAGCACCGCCAGAAACCGACAATGGATGGAATCGGCTGTCAAATGACGGGGTGCCATCGTCATGGAGTACCTGCATCCCGTAGTTGTCGGCGGAGTTTGGTGCGCCGCGTGGATCGACAAAAACAAAGACCTCGGGAATAGTCGCGCTAACTCCGCTGCGGATGACTTCAATTTCCCACAGACCAACAGAAATCTGTCGAATTGCAGCAATGCCGTAGTAGTCCATTGTGGGGACGGTAAAGAACGGCATTGGGGCGTGCGTAGTATTGATCCGAAAAGCCCAATGCCGCAGCCCGCCATACCCGTTAAAAGAGTTGATGGTCGTAGTCAGCGTGGCTTTGCCAATGAAGTGCAAATTCCGAGTGGAACTTGAGACCAGCACTTGGCCCGCTTGGTTTGTGGCTTCAAATCCAAAGCTCATCGCATCAACACCAAAACAAAAACAGCCTCAGAGCCACCGGAAAGCGTCACAGTCCCGTTGCTGGAGGAGATTGTGTAGGCAACCGCCGCTCGATCAAGTGGTGGAGGATTGACAAATAGCTGAGTCACTAGCACCTCTTTCCCGACAAGCACCTGATAAAACTTGCTGAATGTCTGCCCACCGGGTAAGTAAAAAAAATCAACTTGGTTCCATGTGACAACAGCCGTTGAATAAATCAACCGCCCAGTTCCAGACATGATGTTGACGCCAAACTCACCAGTGCTAGAACTGCCCAAGTTCTGGAAAATGCCACCAACAGAGCCGCCAGAGCCATTTGGCGTGCCAAAAATGGTTCCAGATAGATCAAGTATGCCGTTCAGCAGATCGGAAAAAAAACTCATGGCGTCTCCGGTGCAGCAAGGTCTCCAATCTTGACCCGGCACTTCCCACTCGAATCAAACACCATGATGACGTTGTTTGTGATTCTGAGACTGCCACCTGTTGTATTGCTCCTAATGTCCAGCGCCCCGCGAAAAATGGCGCTGTTCAGCTCCATGCTTCCGGCCTTGTTGATTTGCCAGCCGGACTTGCCAGCAACATAGGTGGTGGACTGGATGGTGTCGGCAATGTTGGCCGAGGTGATGGTGCCGGTGCCAATCGAGGCATTGGTAATGCGCACCACGCCGCCTGAGACCTCAAACGGAGTCGTGAGGACAGAGCCGTTCTTGATCTTGAAAAAGTCCACATCGAACTCGGCCCCGTGTTGCGTGATGGCAATGTTGGGGTTGGAAACATAGGCAATGCCGGTGCGTCTGTTGGTCTGTCCGGGGTAGTTGTACTCGTAGACCGCAGTGCCGCCGATGTAGAGCTCCGAGCCATACATTGTGGCGCCCTGCAAATCAACGGACGACACAAAGCCAGCGTTGATTGTGTCTGCGTCAATGCTGCCAATCTGTGCCGCATTGATTGAGGCGGTCTTGATGAACGCAGTGTCCATGTAGACCCCGGCAGGAACAGTGACGCCACGGATTGTTGTGGGCGTGGTCTGCACGACAAACGGGTACTTGGCTGGCCCGCCACCCGGAACAGTCGGGGTGCCAATGGCAAAGCGATCTGCGCGAACTAGGAACTCGCTTGTCGGCACCCCATTGTTTGCGGTGGATGCCAGCCCATACCCGGTGACATAGCCCTTGTCATCAATCTTGACCGTGTACCGGCCATTGAGCGTCGATACCTGAGTCGTCAGCCCGCCAGCTTTATCGACTAGATCAATCCGGCTCCCAAGGTCTTTGTGGAGCTCGGTTTCTGTGATCTGCCCAGACAGGGACTCAATCAGCAGGCCGGGGCTTTTTGCCGTGCTGCCGGGGGTGCCGCTTGTCGAGTTGAACGGGCCGGTGATGTTGGCCTGAGTAACAAAACGAATCCAGTAATACTTGGTCGTAGAGGTGCCAAGGTAGTCCGAGTAGGACATGCCGCGACTAGAGCCCAACAGGATGGCATTGCCGATCTGATCTGTCTCACTGCGCCAGATTTCTGCGTAGGCGTAGTTCTTGATGCGCGGCAAATCCCACTCCAACAGAACAGATGCGAACAGCCCTATTGCTTTGAAGTTCTCCGCAGCCGGTGGCGTGGTGGTGTCGATTGTTCCGTTGTAATACTCCGGGGTGCCAGTGACTGCGGTTGTGGTGCCAAGGCCGCCGGAGGACGTCGTGGTGGAGTTAGAGGCAGCGGTTGCGCCAATCAACGTGTCGCCACTGAGGGTAGCCATGCCAGCCGAGACCAATTCCCGGATCGTGACATTGCGATCAAGCGGGTCGCCAATCACCCCCTCGCGCACATCGAGGATGGACTTGATCTGGCGAGCCACATCCCGGAGGTTGTTGTCCGTCGGGGATGAGATTGACGGGACGCTGGTGGTACGTTCGCTCATGTGATGCCTTGGAGCTCTTGCGCCGATGTTGCCAGCGCAATCATAGTCACCTCTACGCCGGACTCAACCTCAACAGTCCAGTGCTGCGCACGGAATCCTGCTGGCAAGCGGAAGGCGTCGGGCCCGGTGACCGTCTTGACGAAAGGCGTATAGGCGTCGGCGTAGATGGTCAGCTTGATGGGCGTACCAACAGGGTAGCTGGACGCGCGAACCATGCCGAAGCTGAAACTCACGGGATGCACCGTCCGGTAGACGCCGGACTTCCACCGCGCGACAGCCGCCGTGTCTGCGGAATTGAACCGAACAATGCTGCCAAGTTGCGACAGATACAGGGTGTCTGTTCGCGGGTCGGAGTAGCCTGCGGTGACCTTGTTGCCGGTGTTGGTGGTGCTGGTTGTGAGCATCGCACCCTGCCCGCTGAAGTCAAAGATCAAAGTGCCGCGCACCTTGTTCTTGTCTTCGTACATGACGTGGTAGCGGCTGTCATGGAAGAAGGCCCGCATGGTGGCCGGGTTCAGCGCCTGCCACTGCTCGCGGCTAAATAGGCTGTCGCTGACAATCTTCATGCCGCCAGCACCAATCGACACAACGCCGTCCGCGCCAGCGTACAGGCAGCCATCGCCAGTCTCGACGATGGAGTTTTTGGACAGACAGGCATGGGGGAACTCAAGCCGCTCGAGGCTCATTGCAGCCGGGTCGGCGCCGGAGGCCAAGAACGGGTGGCCGCTTGTAAGAATTGCGACAGACTGTCGGAATGGCGACAGGCCAATGATCTCGTAGTCCACCGGGTACTTGTGCGGCCAAGCGTGTGGCATGTTTGGCTCGGACAGGTACAAAGTGTTGTCGTTGAAGCCGACGGCCACGCCGTTCGCCATCATCTTCAGGCCCTTCATGCCGACGGGCGGTGGAGTCCATGTGCTGGTCAACAGAACCTCACCAAGCTCTGCCTGTTTCTTGGTGTCGGAATAGGTTGCCGTTGCGACCGGAATCTCATCAACGTACTGGAATGCGGCAGCCGTACCAGTTGCGGAGGTGCGGTAGATGCGCTTGGTCTTGATGTTGTAGTTCCCGGTCGGCGCGGCCAACATACCGGACAGGGAAACGGCTGCATTCGGATTAACCGTGACCAAGGAGGATGGCTTGCAGGGCGGGCCTTCTTCGCCGTACTGGGTGACGTAGGTGTAGACGTAGGAGCGCGTTTCATTGTCCGCAGCCGTCGATGTATTGGACGCGGAGACGAGCTCGCTGTAGACCGGGACAATGGCCGGGTTGACCTTGCGGATCGTGAAGGAGGCGCTGGTGCCAGCCAAGGCGGTCTCAATGGTCAGGGACTGGCTGGTGGTGTCGTTGACGGAGACATTGAGGCCATTGACGCTTAGAGCGGAGCGCAGCGAGGTTGCCGTGACGGCAGCCGGGAATGTGCCGGTTCCAGCCAAGACCGTGACTAAAACGTCGGCGTTCGTGTTGACCTTCACGGCCAGTCTGGCGTTTGGCGCAATGGAGGCAATCAGCGAGGCATCTGCGGTATAGGTGGCCTTGCTGTCCACGCCAGAGGCCGTGGCCCCTGTGATCGGCCCAATCAGGGGGCTGTAGGTCACCTTGTCCGAGGAGTAGTCGTTTGTGTCCCCGGTCTTTTTGCTGATCTTCAGTGCGGACGTGGCGGTGGTTGAGGACGTCGAAGCCTTGACGTCTGTTCCCGATACGACAGCCGTCAAGCCAGCCACTGTGCTTAAATTTTGAGCAAGCGTTGCGGCTGTGACTTTGCCGCCCGAGCCGGTCAGCGTGACCGTGGCAGCAGTGTTCTGATCCACCAGAACAGACAGGATGTCGCCAACAAACAGGGTCGTGATCTGGGTTCCGGTGATCGTGGCGCTGGCGCTGGCATAGGCGCTTTGGCTGACCGACATGGAGCCAACAGGCTCTGGGACGCCGAGGGTCAGGGATGCCGCCGGGTAGCCCGTAGAGCCAGCAATCGCCATGCTGGATGGCGCGTACTTAGGGGTGCTGCCGTCTGTCCAGTAGACGCGGTCATAGGCGTCGTCGGGGATCGGTGAGCTCACGACGTCTGTGGCGTTGGCGAACTCCAGCCAGAATTCCTTTTCCGAGTTGGACTTGCCAAAGCGGTAGATGGTCTGGGGGTCGGTGACGTGGAGGGCCTGAAGGACTGTGGTGAGCTTCAACGGAACCAGTGCGCCGCTGATGAGCCGCGCATTCTCCGCAACAATGGCCTCGCCCGGTTGCAACAGAAACTGATTGACGATGGGTTTGATCCCGTTGAATGCCTTGATGACGATGGCTGGCATGTGTACCCCTATTGCAGTAACGCCGCCTCGGCGTTTCTGCGTAAAACAAGACCGGGCAGAACCCGGCCACCGCCCCTCACCCAGAGCTTGATCTGTTGCTGAGCGCCTTCCCAATCCTGTTCGTTGAGCTTGCGCCTGAGTGTAGATGTTTGCAGGCGCCCCACGCCCAAGTTGTAGGCGAAGTCCACGACGGCATTGAAGCGGGTCTCGTTGTTGATGAGCGTCGGGCACAGACGCGCGACTCCGGGGGCGTAGGTGTGCTCGATCTCATGCAGCAGCAGTTCCTCGGCCTGATCCTTGGTAATCGGCGGGTCTTGCAGCGTGACCCGGCGCCCACTCTCGTAATAGGTGGAGCCGTAGCCAATCGTCGGGACGTCGGCTGGGCAAAGGTATGGCTTTGAGGAGAAGCCCTCAAACCTCTTGCACAGCAGGACGGCCAGATCAAGTCTCATAGGCCGCGCTTTGCCAAAGTTCGGTCAAGGAACCAGTAGTTCAGGGTGCCGCTGACCAGAGCCGCAAAGTCCGCGCTCATCATCAGCTTGAAGACTTCTGCCGGGGGCAGGCCGCTGGCCCAAGCGTTGTAGGCGTACCAGACGTGGACGAAAGACCAGATTCCCAGAATCCAGTAGGTCACAAGCGGGCGAACAGACGCCGACAGACTGGCGACCCAGCCCCCGGCGGCCTTTGTCATTTCGGCCTGCTGGGAAATGGCCGCGTTGAGGGCGGCGATTACGCCGGAGTCGATGGCCGACTCACGTTGGGCCCCAATTTCCTTGAGCTTCTGTTCTGCGCGGGCCGCCTCCAGAGTGCATTGGCGGTCGAACATCAGGAGCTCATGCTTGCGCTCGTCCTTCTTGTCGAGCCACTTTAGAACCTCTGGCGCCAGACGGAACAGACCACCCAACAGAGAGCCGAGAACGCCGCCGCCAAGTAGTTCGAGCATGACTGACCCCTTATTTCAAAAAGCTGAGCTTGTAGAGCACCGCGTAGTAGGTGGCGACAATGTCGTCAATCATGTTGAGCAGCGCAGTCTCATTGGCGCCGCAGACCTTGGCCCGGTTGGCTTTGACGTAATCCACATGGGCCCGCAAAGTCTTGGCGATGTCGTCGCCAGTGACTTCCATTGCCTCGTTGTCGAGCTCGGCCACAACCGGCGCGTCGTAGCAGCCCATCCAAGCCTCGGCAAATGCGTCAGCCTTTTCGACGATTGCCTCATAGAAGTCACCAAGCGCCGTGTGCGCTGCGTAGCTGCCAATCCCTCGGGCCTTCAAGTGAGCTTGGTGCGCCAGATTGCGGCTAAGGAATAGGACACCAATCAGCTTGTTGACGTCACTTGTTGCCATGTTTCAATCCTTAAAAAAAACCGCCGCACACGCAGCGGTAAAACTCACGTCGCTCGCTCAATTCGATCCAGACCCAAAAATGGCCTTGAAGAAAGCCGCCAGTGCGCTCCAGCCCCCAAGGGCATAAATCATTCCGCCAGCAATCAGAAAGAACAGCGTCTTCCGCACCAAGCCCATCAGGCCGCCAAGCACAAACTTGCCAGCATGTTCGCTGGCCTGCTGCTGCAACACCTCGATGCCAGCAACCCAAAACACCTTGGCGTTTTCCGTGTTCATTGATTCGGTGATTGCCTGCTTGACCGCCGAGGCGACAACTTCCCCGATCTCGCCCATTGTGGTGTCACTAAGCCCAACCTCACGCTGTTCCTCGTCCATTGCTGCGTCCTTCGTGCATCATTTTTCCGCCAGCGGCGCCGTCGTCAATTCTCGCAGGCCGATCATCAAAACCGGCCACATCATTACAACGTAAGCGCGGTAAGCCTCGTCAACAAATTTACTCAACAGACCACTGTTTGCCTCGACAACAGTCAGGGCTGCACCAATGATTGCGGCCCAGTAGGTCTTGGATTTGAGGCGTTTTATTACTGCTTTCATAGCGAGCGTTCAAACTAAATTGCGGCCATGTTGGATCGGGCAACAGTCAACGCAACGCCGGGGTTGCTGCATGTTTCTGTTGCAAAGGTAAAAACATCAATCACAGTTGATGCTGCATAGAGTGGCGCCCCTTGATAGCCGCCACCAATCGCGCCAACACTTGATCCACTCATGCCGGGTGCGTATGACCTGCCATTGACCATAGTGGCCGAAATGTTGACGCAAGTTTCGTTGGAGTAGTCGAGCTTCCGAATAACTGTTTGCCAGTTATACCCGCCCATGAAATACCCAGCGGTGCCGGAATATACGCCGCCCATCCATCGGCTGTTGTAGTTCAAGCTGCCGTCTGGAATCACAGCAGAAAGCAGCGCCACCGTTAGCGTTGAATAGGTGAGCGCATCAATTATCTGCTCGCTATTGATAGCAGCGCCGTTGCCGCCGCCAAAGTAGCCTTTGGTTGGAGCGGTCAACCCAGTCAAGCCGCGACGGGTAGACGAAAGAACTGCGGAAAGCAACGTCACAGCTTCGCTGGAAAATGTGAGTGAATAGACCCTGTTCACGCGCCCGTTTTCAGCAAGCCCGGCACCAGTGTATGCCGCTGTTGTGGCGTTTACTGCGGCAGAATCTATGCCGCCATAAAGACCGGGGTAAAGTTCCCAAATTGCCGCAAGGGTTGATAGTGTCTCGGTGGAGAATGAAAGTTTCTGGACTGTTTTAAGAAACGCAGAGGTTGATGTGCTTCCTCCAAAAATATAACCGTTGCTTGTAGAAAGTGCGCCAAGAGCATAACTACAAGCAGTGCTGAGTGCTGCTGTTGGGTTGACGATTGTCATGGAGGCGGTCAGTGTGCATCCATCAATCTCGTTAGTTGCTGTCGTGTAGTTATTGAATGTTAGCTCTCCGCCAGCCCAATACCCCTTTCGCCCAGACGATTTCCCCCAGCCGTCAGACATGGAGATCGCGCCAGACGCTTTGCCAAACAGACCGCGCACACCCGCGCTGTTCATGTTGATGTTGGCATTGGAGGCAAATGTGAGCTCAACATTTACCTGCGAAAGTGAAATGGTGCTACTGGATGGCAGAGGCATTTGCTTGCTCCTGTGCAATGACCAACTGGTTCTGCATGTTGAGACGCAGAGCCCCTAGCTGGGTGTTGTCGGTTAGCTGTTGCACAGCCTCTTTGTATTGCGCAAGCGCCGGGATGTCTGTTGTCATATTCACCAGCGACTCTTGACCACCAGTAATTCCTTGCACTTGGCGCTTCGAGGTTTCAAGGAAATGCTGGAGCTCGCCATCTTCAAATTGCTGGCGGGTGTACTCAGGAAATTTTTCAAGGTGCGAATACAGGAATTGAATTTCCTGCATGGCATCGTTCTTCAGCTTTTCGGTGTATGGCCTGCCGGTCAAAATTTGTTCAATTTCCAACTGATGGCGTAGCTTGTCCCATTTTGAAACATCCGGCGACTCAATCAACTCCTGCAATTCGCCAATCCGAATATCTTGTTTGCGCTCGTTGAAATAGTTGTCTTGCAATGCGCGGAGCTTGGAGTGGAGCTTCAAGCCCAAGGCACGGTAGGCCCGCTCAGGGGTGATCTGCGCCGCAAGAACAAATGCCTCATTTTGAAAATGCGAGTTCTCGAACGGGATGTCAAAGAACCGCTTTTCAATCGCCGCCAGAGCGTCGGTCGTGCGCTGGAGAGTGGTCAGTTCATTCATCAGCGAGCCTCCAGTGCGGCAAGGCGAGCTTCAAGCTCCACGACCCGGCGGGCCAATGCAACAGCCGACGCCAGCGCCACGTTGCCGTAGGCAACAGATAGCCTGTCCTCGCCAAGTACGCCCTCTGGCGCAACACCCAACAGACTTTGAGCGGAGACGCCGATCTGTCGAGCTCCGGTGTCCAAGCGGGTATAGGTGCCGCTCTTGACGCGGGCCAGTTGATTGACATAGTCGCTGGCTAGGTCTGTCCAGTCAGCCTTGACGCGCTCGTCAGAGTAGGCGGTGACGTTACCGGCGGCAGTGAAGTCGCCAGTGCTTGGGTTGACCGTGAGGCGGGTTCCCTTGAGCGCCACGTTGCCGGTTGTGGCCGAGGCATAGGGGACGTAGTGGGTCGCGTTCGTTGCCGTGTCTGCCGCAATGGCAACATTGGCCGCGTTGGTCGCGCTTGTGGCGCTGGCCGCGCTGCCGGTGGTGCTCTGGTTCCAAGTTGGAACAGTGCCTGACAGCTTGGTATAGGCGAGGCTGGTAATCCACGCTGGGTCGGAGTAGCTGCCAGTGGTCACCACGCCGTTTGTCACCGCGCCAGCAGTCAGGCTGGCTGCCGTGCCGGTCAGATTTGTGCCAGCGCCGCTGAATGTCGTGGCGGTCATGGTGCCGGAGACGGTCACGCCGCCCGTGCCCTTACCGGCCAGATTCAGGGTGACATTGGTGTCTGTTCCAGTTGCGGCAATGGTCGGGCCAAACCCAGTGCTGTTGCCGCTGATGAGCAGGTTGTTGACGGCAGTGGCAGGGTTCCATGCGGAAATGACATCGACGCCATTTGCTCGCAGGATGACGTTGCCAGTGCCCTTGCCAGCAATCCGCGCGTGGATGTTGACGTCAGAACCGGCCACCTGAATGGTTGGGGTGCCTGCGGCTGCAATGCCAGAAATTGTCCAGTAGTTCGCCAGTGTGCTGCCGATGGTGGCTGGGCCGCCAGAGGTCAGTGACGTGGTGAACGAAGGGGCAGACAGAGGCGCATACGCCGACATTCCGGCGGTCGTCTGGTACGACGACATGCCAGCAACAGTCTGGTAAGACGACATGCCAGCCGTTGTCTGATACGACGACATGCCAGCCGTTGTCTGATACGACGACATGCCAGCTTGAGTCTGGTAGGTCGTACCGGCGGTTGTGGCCTTGAGGTAGCCCTGCCCAATGACATAAGCAGTGGTGGCAAGCTGCGTGGTGTTTGTATCAGCCGCAGCCGTAGGCGCCGCCGGGGTGCCAGTAAAGGTCGGGTTCGCCAGCGGTGCGTAGTTGGCAATAGTCGCGTAAGCGCCAGTGCCCAGCGTCCCGCCGCCCCCAATAGCCAGTGTTGAGCCGTCGGTGCCGGAGATAGTGATGTTGTTGCTGACGGTAAGGGTCTTGGCTGTTGTGCCGCCTGCAACAGAAAAACCTGTTGCGTTGGCCGTGAGCGTCAGCCCGTTGTAGGTCTTTCCTGTCAGGTTCGGGATGTCCCCATCGACAATGGTGTTCCACCCCGGAGCAGCCGAGACAGTTCCTGTTCCAGTTTGGGTCAGGAACCGCTTGGCAGCCGCCGTATGTCCGGCCAGACGGACGCCGTTGGTGCCATCGTGGTACTCCAGATCGCCAAGCGTGGTCATTGGCGACAATGCGTTGAAGCCCGCCGCCTTGGTGGCCGCGCCAGTCCCGCCGTAGCTGACGCCTACCGCGCTGCCAGTCCAAGTGCCAGCCGTGATGGTGCCAACCGTGGCAATGCTGGTCGATCCGCCTGCCGGGGCATAGGCAGTGGAGGCGGTAAAGGCCGCAGTGCCCAAGGTTCCGCCGCCGCCAATGTTCAGCGTGGAGGCGTCTGTTCCAGACAGGGTCAGCGTGTTGTTGACCGTGAGGGTCTTCGAGGTTGTTCCGCCAGCAATCGTGAATCCGGTCGCTGCTGCCGTCAGACTCAGGCCGTTGTAAGTCTTCCCGGTCAGTGCGGAAGGAAGGTCGCTGTCCACCAGCGTGTCCCAAGCCGGGGCGGCAGAGGTCGTGCCGTTGCCGGTCGAGCGCAGGAGCTTCTTGGTGGTGGTCGTGTTGCCAGCCAGACGGACAGCGTTTGTGCCGTCGTGGTACTCGAGGTCACCCAGAGTCGTCATGGGCGTCAGGGCGTTGAATGCTGCGGCCTTGGTGGTCGCGCCAGTTCCGCCATAGCCAATGCCAACTGCGGACGCCTGCCAAGTGCCGGTTCCAACAGTTCCAACAGTCGTGATATTGGCCGAGCCAGCCCAAGTGGACAGGGCTGTGTTTTCCACGCTGCCCAGACCGACGTCCGCCTTGGCGACAGAGCTCCAGACTGGAGCCGCGCCGTTGGTTCCGGTGCCGGTCATGGCAAGGAACTGCTTGGACGCAGAAATGTTGGGTGACAACAGACTGGTGGTGTCTGTGTTGGACTGGTATGGCAGTGCGCCCAGCAGGGTCGTTGCATTGCCGCCGACAAAGTTTGTGGCCTTGGTCGCGGTGGTTGCGGTGGTTGCGCTGGCGGCAGAGCCGTCAATGCTGGCAATTCCAGTCAGCGCAATCGAGGCGCTGGCGCGGTTGATCGTCAGCGCCGTCGTGCCGATATACATCGTCTGGTTGTTCAGGGCCACGGTTCCGGTCACGTTGGGCAACGTGATGGTGGTTCCGTCTGTTCCCGCCAGAGTGATGGTGTTGGAGACCGTCAGGGTCTTGCTGGTTGTCCCGCCAGCCAGAGAGAACCCGGTTGCCAATGCGGATGGCGTCAGGCCGTTGTAGCTCTTGCCAGTCAATGCGCCGGGGATGTCGGCATCCACCAGAGACGACGCAGACCAAGTATCGGCAGCGGTACGCCGGACAAAGCCGGTGCCAGTCAGGCCCTCTACCGCGCCCAAGTCGTTTGCAAGAGCAAGCGTGGGGTTCCCGGCCACGCCGTCGCCGTTGGTAATGGTGATGCCAGATACTGGCTGGGCAATGCTGCGAACAGCCATTGCCCCGGTGCCAGTGCGAGCGATGATGCCAGTAGCGGCCAGACCCGCAACAGCCGTCAAATCGGAGTCCAGAGGCTGGTAGCCCGCCGACAGATCAGACGTCAGGGCGAGAGTGCCGCTGGCGTTGGGGATGGTCAGTGTGCGGACAGTTCCGGTCGTAATGCCGGAGACCTCAAACTGCACCTGCTTGGTCGCGTCAAGGTTGTCCTGAATGGTGGTTGTCGAATCAATGGACGTAATGGAGACGCCAGCAATGGTGCCGCCAGTGATGGTTACGCTGTTGGCGGCCTGCGTTGCCAGAGAGCCAAGGCCAAGGTTTGTGCGGGCTGTCGCTGCGCTTGTCAGGTCGGACAGATTGTTGTCCTTCTGGAGCATCAGGCCCGCGCCAGCAGCCGTCAGCCGGAGCTCAATGTAGCAGGGCGTGACGCCGTCGCGGATTCGCGCGGAAGTGCCATCTTGCCCGCGCACAACAGTCCAGTTATTTCCAACAACAGCCGTGACCTTGACGATCTCAATGTTGATTTCCGTGGTGCCAGACACCTCAAACATGGTCGCGTAGAAGTAGTCGCTGCCCGTGATTGCGGGGAAGCTACTACCGCTGGCAACAATGATCGCGGTCTGGACATTGCTGAGCGAGCCGCTGAGAGTTGTGCTCGCGTTGTTCTTGAATAACTGGGTGCCCATATCAAACGTCCTTTACGCGGACAACAAATTCAACTTGCTTTACGCGGCCCGCACTGGTTGTCGCAGTGAGGGTGATTTTGTAGGTGATCCGGTTGGTTCCGCCGGAAATCCATTGCTTGATTGTCTTGCCGTCCTCGGTCACGAATGTCGGGCCAATCGTGAGCCCAACCGGGGCCACGACAACACTCAGTGGGGTTGGGACGGGAGGGCTCCCTACCGATGCCAGCGTATCTCCAGCGTCAAGAATCGCTGAGAAGTCGATGTCATAGTCCAAGGAGTCGGCGGGTTGTTTTTCATAGGTGCCGAGGATCACTCTGTCACCTCCATACGTCTAAGGATTGGAGAAAGAGCCATGCGCCGCTCCAGCGGGGCTGGCATGGTGGCTGAGTAATCTGCTGCCGCAATGGCGGAGGAAACTGTTGCGACTGTGGCGGCTGCAAAGTGCATCACAAGGGCGGCGTTGATGTTGGGCGTTATTGCGGACGCCGCAACACTTGCGCTGCGCGGGACAAGGTCAATCGCGTTGACTAGGCCATTCGCCACAGCGGAGATTGTGACGGGCGTCCTCAGATACGCGCGGCTTGTGAATGCAGGCGCAACAGCCGCCGCCACCGCATTGCCGGAGACGGACTGGTGCGCAACTGCGTTGACCGTTGATGCGACGGATGCGCTCTGGATAGCTGAAATCTGATGCCGCTCTATTGGAGCAACAGACGAGACGGGCTGCCCTTGGGTGGAGGCCCCAAGCAAGACCTTTGACAAAACCTGCGCATAAGTAGAGGCCAAAGCAAAAACCGCATTTGGGTACACCGGCCACTTACGGAACGCAAAGGCTGTTGTTTCTGCGGCTGGCGCCGCGCTGGCCCCAAGGCTGACCATCACCTTAGACACGGGTGCCGTCTGCACCGCTGCTGCCGTTGCACTCCCGCCAACAGCCCGCTTGCAGATTGCAGATGCAAAGGAGTCTGCAATGGCTGGCTGCACAACTGGCGACAACCGCACCTTACTTTGAGCGGTAGCGGTTGTAGCCGCCACACACTCGGTCGTCGGTGTTACGCCAAAACGGGCCTTTGCCGCCGGGATGGACGTCGTTGCCGTACAGGCAATGGCCGCCGTTGCCAGCAAGCGCAGCGTGACGCTACTGAGTGCGCCCGATGCCTGAATCTCACCAACCAACTGGACGAGAGAAGCACCAGACTCAGCCCCCGGAAACGGGACTGAGTTGATTTCGTCTGAGTTGATGTAGTTGGCTGTCATTTCAGCAGGATTGCAATGTTGCCCTCTGGCACAACAACGCTGTCACCGGACGAGATCAGACGCGGGGAGCCAAGAGGCCCAGAGTACAAGACGTTCCCGTCGCCAGCCTTCTGCGCGTCCCAAATCGACCAATAGCTGATGGACTGCGATGACGAGTCTGTTGATGCCGGGAACACCAAAGCGGAGCCATTGGTGACCAAGACGTCAACATCGCCACCAACGGTCTCGTTCTGGGTCTCTGCGGTCAGACTGTTGAGAGCCTGTCGCGCGTAGCCAGCGTAGGTCGCTTCCGTGCCGTAAGTTGCATCGCTGGGCGCGGCAGTGTGCAGTCCAAGCCAAAGCCCAGCAGGAGGCGTCAGGGCAGATCGCGTCGGGTTCAACGTAGCGTTGAACAACGCGAGCGCGAGGTACTTGGACATTCCAGCCATGATTAGGTCAGTGCAATCTGGAGTTGGTTGGCTGGGATCACCACAACGTCACCGGCCTGCACCGTGCGGCTCGAGGACAGAGCGCCCGAGTACATCAGGTAAGCGCCAGTGCCCAGAGACTGGTCAGACCAAATGGCCCAGTGGGTCACAGTCTGGTTGGCGCCGGTCGATGCCGGGAAGTTGATGTCCGCACTGTTGGTCGCGGTAACAGACTGTTCCGGTGCGGAGCCGGTGACAGACGACGTCATGGACGATGCGACATTCACGCGGGCATAGCCAGCGTAGGTGGCCTCATTGCCGCCAGAGTTGTCGTCCGGGGCGGCGGTGTGCAGCGACATATAGACGCCGGGTTTGGCCGACAAGCTGGTGCGCGAGGCGGCAAGGGTTGCGTCGAAGATCGACTGGGCGAGAGCTTTAGAAAAACCGGGCATGATGACTCCTAAGATTGCCGGGGTTGAGAAATAGCGACGTTGAAGTCATCGCTTGCCGAGGGATTTTAGGGGGCTGAGCCCTCTTACGTCCCTCAAACTTCCTTCACTTTCACAAGGATGTCGCCCTGCTTGACGCGACCGCCCTGCGTAGTGACTGTGGCGCTCACCTTGTAGGTGGTGCCGTCTGTTCCGCCAGATACAAAAACCTTGACCACGCCGTCCGTCAGGTTGGACGCCTCCACTACCAAGCCGGTCTCGGCAACAGCCGAAAAACTGACAGCGGTGTCGTTGTGAAACTCAAGGTAGTCGTTGAAATCAATGTCGTAGTCTTGGACTTCGACCGGCTGCTTGTTGTATTTGCCAAGGATGCTCATGGTTCTGTTTCCTTAATTCCGCATGTCCACGACGGCCCGGTTGTTGGCAGCGACCACCCGTCCGGGCAATCTGTTGGGCTGCGGTGGCAAAGCCTTCGCTGTCGCCGCCACCTTCGCTACGTTGCCTTGGATTGTCACCGAGGCCACGTAAATAGCCGGGGTCAATGTGTAGGGGAACGTGTACCCGACAGACGAAAGCGTTGGCTGTTCTGTGCTTGCGCCGCCAAGGACGTGAATCTGGTCTGCGCGGCCAGCCGTCGATTCATGCCAGATCGAGGAGTCGCTGCCAGACAGGGCAACAACAGGCGTGATCTGTCCTGCCGTGCTGGCAGTGTCCTGCACAGCATTGGCGCCGGTCAGCGCATGGGTTTGAGTGACCGCGCCCGAGGTAGATGTCGTGGGCTGCGCAACATTGGCGCCAATCAGTGGCAGGCTGTGTCCGGCAAAGCCGGAGGTCGAAGTTGTTTCCTGAGCGACGTTTACGCCGGTCAGTTTGTGAGCGGTAGTGACGGCAGCCGAGGTGGACGTCGTCGCGGTGGCGACGTTATTACCGGCCAGCGTGTGCGTGATCTGGCCTACCGACGGCGCAAAGAAGCTCTGGGCGTTGGTGAGCTTGGTTGGCAGCAGGCTGATCGCGCCACGACCGACAGTGGCTGCGTAGAAGGTATTGGCGCTGGTAAACAGCGGCGGCGACAGATTGACCGCGCCCTTGGTTAGCGTTGGCGCAAAGATCGAGCCCGAGCTCGCCAGCAGCGTTGGCGTCAGCGTGACCGTGCCGCGACCGACCGCCGGGGCAAAGAAGGTCTGGCTGTTGGTAAACAGTGCCGGGGCAACGCCAACCACTCCACCGGCCACCGTTGCGCCATAGAACGTCTGGGCGTTGGTCAGGCGCGGCGGGCTTAGGGTCGCAGGGCCAACAGTGACCGTTGAGCCGTAGAAGGTCTGGCTGTTTCCAAGCAGGCTCGGGGCCAGCAGCACCCCAAGAGACGCCGGGAAGAACTGGTTGACCGTTGCCGCCTCAACAGCCGTGCCGGACGTCGGGATGTATTCTGTTGGCGTCCCGTATTCAAGCTGCGGCTGAGAAAAGCGCAGCGTAATGTCCACCGTGGCAGAGGCCGGGACGGACATATCGACATATCCAGCCGTCCTTGCGCTGGCAACGCCAGTCAAAGTGCGCGTTACGGTTGCTCTGGTGCCGCTGGTTACCGTTACGCCAGTTGCCTCGATAAACCCACCTGCGGCAGTCCAGCCGCCGACACTCACCTTGTTGGTGGTCGATGTAAATCCGGTTCTGGCTCCGGCAATCTGCTCGATATACAAGCCAGCCGAAACAGTCATCCCAACAGATGCGGCGATGTTTAGCGATGTCGGCGCAAAGTACAGGTCGGGGAAAATTGTTGCAGCCGACGAGTTGGTTCCGTACCACCGGATGTCAACGTATGGATTCCCGTCTGGGAGCGAGCCAACCCCAACAACCTCCCGAACTACGCCAACTGTTGCCCCAATAGACCAGCCGGTAGGCGCTGCGCCGCCGGAGCCAATGACTCCAAGGACAGCACCGGCAGCAACAGAATTGGGAATGCGGTTGCTTCTGTTGAACGCAATCTGCGTCAGCGTAACTGCGCCTCGGCCAACCGTCGGGGCAAAGAAAGTCTGGCTATTGGTCAGGAACGGAGCAGACAGAGAATTGCCGCCAGCCGCCACTGTGGCGCCGTAGAAGGTCTGGGCATTGCTGACTAGCGCCGGGGTCAGCGTGATGGCGCCACGGCCAACTGTTGGGCTGTAGAACGTCTGGGCGTTGGTGAACAGACCGGGGGTCAGCGTAACCGGGCCAACCGTGATCGACGGGCCGTAGAAGGTCTGAGCGTTTGTGACCCGCGACGGAGCCAGCGAGCTCGCGCCGACAGCTACCGTTGGGCCAAAAAAGCTCTGGGTATTGGTCAGCAGCGACGGGGCCAGCGTGACCGCGCCGCGAGTGACTGTTGGGGCTGGGAATGTCTGGGCGTTGGTGACCAGACTTGGGGTCAGCGCAACTGCACCGACCGCCACAGTCGGCGCAAACAAGCTCGAGGTGTTGGTCAGCCGCGTTGGCGCAAGATTGACCGCGCCGCGCCCAACTGTCTGGGCAAAGAAGGTTTGGCTGTTGGTATAAAGGCTTGGGGTCAGCGTCTGTGCGCCACCAGTCGCATTGGCTACGGTGGGCGCAAAGAAACTCTGGCTGTTGGTGAACAGTCCGGGCGTCAGGGTCTGGGTGGCTGGGCCACCGGCAGAGGCCACCAGCGGGCCGTTGGCCGTACCGGCAACCGTTGCACCGGCAATCTCATGCCATGCAGGGCCAGCAACCGCCGTGGCACTGACAGATGTATATACAGTGGTCGATGTGACTGTGCCGTAGCTGTCTGTGACAACGCAGTCGTAGGAGCCGCCATCATCAACCAGACCAAGGACGGGCGTCGTGTAGCTGGCGCTGGTAGCCAGACTGATGTTGACGCCGCCTTTGCGCCATTGGTACGAAAGGCCGGTGCCCTCCGAGGTGGCGGTCAGGCCAAAGGTAACCGTGCTGCCCTGAATGACGCCCTTGCTAGTGGGCTGGGCAGTAATCGTTGGCCCAAGCGAAACCGCTTGCAAGCCAATACCAACCATCACCTCTTGGACGCTGTTGGGGTTTATACCGTTGGTAAAAATTGCCGCGCCTGCGTTCGGATAAATCCGGTACTCAGACGAGACACCCATTGCCCCGGTAAAGTTGTCCGTGTAGTTGGATGTGTTGCCAGCGCCAGTGCCAATCGAGCCGCCGTTGTCAGTGAAAGCAACAATTGCCGTGATTGGCGAGTTTGGACGGGTTAGGCCAATCGCAGGCAGCGAGGCGTTGGTTAATGCGCCTGATGCTGCCAAATAGTTGGCTGGTGATCCGTCTATGACAAGCGGGCCAATACCAGTCCACTTTTCAACTACGATGTCTATTCGAGTGGCTGTCCCTGTAAATCCAGATACCGTAACTACGGACGCGCCTGCGGCTGTGGCCGTCGCAGTAAAAATGGCTACTAAGGCATTGCCCGCTGAGGCGCTGCCTCGCCTAGTGTATGTATTCCCTAAAGTGTCTGTGCATGTGCTCGGTATGCCGGGTGCAGTGCCTACAACGGCAACCTTGACAACAATTACGTTGCCTATGGCGACAGACGCTAGAGACGGCGCGGTAATTGAAAGCGCGGCGCTTGTGACCCCTGTCGATACTGTAGTGACTAAGGTTGGCACTGCCATAGCGCCACCTTATTCTGCGGGAGGTTGGTCGATGACTACGGGCTGGTTACCAGCGTTGACCCACTCGATGTAGGCCACGAAATCAGCGTCGTCAACAGACTGGCAAGGCGCAACCACCTTACCGTCCGAGACTCGGACAACCTCACCAGTCTGTAAGCTGATTTCGTACATCACTCGTCCGTTTCAATGTAGAGGCCGCAAACATCAACGCCAACCGCCAAAGCGGTAGCGTTGTTGGTTCGCCATGCGCGAGGTGCCAACAGGGTTGCGCTTGACGGGATGGCTGTGCCAGCAGTACCAGTCAACGTGCCGGATACAGCAACACCAGTTCCAAGGTTGGTAACGGTGTAGCCAACTTGGCCGCTGTTGTTGGGCGGCGCAAATAGGGCCAGTTCAAACGCCGTATTGTTCAGCGTTGGAGCGCCAATCGTGGTGCCCAACGCAATGGCCGTCTGTGCAGCAGAGCCGCCGTAGACCATGTACCACTGAGTGTTGTCAGTCGAAAGCTGGGCAAGACCGACCGAGTTGGTCAGGGTGCTGGGTTCGACGTTGCTTGGCGCGGCTGTCGAACTCGACATGCCAATAAAGGCGCGAGCGCCTGCCACTGCGGCGGCATCAGAAGTGGCAAAGCGGCAAAGGTAATGGAACCCACCAAGACCAGCGCCGGTACCCACGGTGTACTGAGCGCCAGCGGTAGCCCAATAATGCCCAGCAAGCGAACCAGCCGTCGCGGCAGACACATAGCCAAGCCGCTTCATGCGGGTCAACAGATTGGTTACAGCCACATTTCGAGAGGTGGCGGTGCCGACTGCGGTGGCGGCAGCAATGCCGGTGGTGATTGGAACGGTTGTGGCATTGCCCAGCGGCTGCCACCATGCGGCACGGTTGCGGCCAATGTGAGGCTGCAACAGACTGTCCAAACCGGAAGGGCCAATAAACCCCGGCATCAATCGACCCGCATTACTGCGAACAAAATGGCCCATGATCCCGGCAGGCGGGTTGGTTGGGTTGGTCACAGACAAAGCGGGCTGGTGAAAACTGTGGTCATCTTGCAGCCAGAGGGTTTCGTCTGGCAGCAAAGAGCCGTAGACGTAGACCTTGGCGTCAGTGAAGTTCACAACCGCATCGGCGTTGGATGACTTGTAGATGATGTTGCGGCTCAGGGCAGAACCGTTCCATGTACCCTCGCCAGCCTCCCAGTTGCCCGTCGGGACGCCATTGGCGTCCACAGCCATTGCCATGTAGTGACAGTCCTGCGCGGCAGTCATTCGATTGCCAAAGGTGTCACGACCCGTAATAGCGGTGAACGTGCCAAAAGCAGCCGTGCCCGGTGCGGAGCACGACTGCATCACGTTGGTTAGGGCAACGTCTGCCATTGCAGCCCCTTACAGTTGGAAAATGCCAGAGGCGTTCCAAGTGACGGTGATGTTGCCGCCGTTGGGGGTCACGGGCAGGCCGGTAACACCAGTGTCGATGTAAGCGACCAGACGCCAAGTGGTGTTGGCGCCAGCGTTCTTCACGTAGATGACCAGAGCCTCGGCACTGTTGCCGGTCACAGTCGGGAACGTGATGTCGCCGCCGTCAAACAGGCCGCCTGCGTAGGTCTTGGTCGCGCCAATTTCTTGGTCGGTGCCAACCACGCCGGTCAGGGACGAGTAAAACTGGTGGGCCGCGCTGTAGGTGTAGACGCCCGTGTCCACCAAAGCGCAGAAAACGCCAGTGGTGCCTGTGCCGTTCAGGGCGGAGTTTGCCAGCCCGGTAATCAGGGCTTCTTTCCACAGGGGGTAGAGTGCATTTGCCATTTGAGATTTCCTTTACGGTTTAACCGGCGATGGGTTGCTTGGCCGTGTAGACCAGCGAGGGGAAGTTGACGGGATTGCCCAGAGTGATAGTCTGGCCGGAGGTTTCCTCGGTCACCCACAGAACTTTGCTGTTGACGGTGTCCAAGAATGCAATGTGACTGGAGGCTCCGGTCGCGTTTGCAGCGGTGTCCTGCTTGCCTGTGGCAGTGGTCAGGGTGCGGTCGTTGGTGGCGGTGCCGAGCGTGAAATCGGCAGAGGCCATCGCGGCTTCGGCAAGGATCGCGGCGGCCACCGTGGCGTAGGTCGCGCCAAAGGTGTAGGCCGAGATCACAGCCATCTTGTTGCAGTTGGTTTTGATGTAGTTCGGGCCGTTGTCCAGAACGTCAGGGTGGGCGTACTTTGCCATTCGGTGCTCCTAAATTCAGATTCGTACCTGCTTCACACGCTGGTTGGCACGGGTATGTCCTTTGGCCGCGCGAATGCGGGCAAGGCCAATGCCTTGGATGTAAAGCTGGTTGTTAGTGACCACCAGATTGGGATTGGTGTACGACTTGTTGGGCGTGATCATCAGGCGGGCCTTGGCGCCAGCAGCGATGTATTCCGCGTAGTCCTCGAACAAAACGTCTGGACAGGCTGTTGAGCTCCGGCTTGGCTTCAGCGCCGCGCGGATTGTGATGGCTCCAGCCTCAGAGCTTTTCGGGATGGGCCACACAGAAAAGGACGTGGTGTCCTTCTGGCTCCAACAGATTGGCTCAGACTGTTGCTCGGCGTTTGGTGCCGCCGGGTTGTAGAACGTCGCGGAGGCAATGTCGTCGCGGGCAACCGGCTTGAGCTCCCGGTTCTTGTAGAACAGACGGATGACCTTCGTCACCAAAGTTGCGGTCGGAGGCTCCAAGTCGTAATCAGCCGCGCCAGCAACAAGACTGACCGG